TACTTGACCAGAGTGAGAGTTTCCAGTATTTGTAGTAAAGTTAACATCCCTCGTACCATCTGAATTTAATCGAATGATATTTTTTACAGTTGGGCTTGATGTAAATGTATAGTTATTTGCTAAAATAATTTTTCCACTATCTTGAACCTTAATAATTGTCGCATAAGTATCATTTGCTGCTGAAATTCCAGCATTCGATGTAAAAGAAGAATCTAAAGTTCCATCTGAGTTTAATCTTACAATTTTATTAACAGATATTCCGTTAAAAGAAGTAAAGTTACCTGCTGCTAAAACCTTGTTGTCTGACTGAACATCCATTGCTTGAGTCTGAATAGTTGCATTAAACCCAGTACCCATATTTGAAGAAAAAGTTGTATCTCTTGTTCCATCTGAATTTAAGCGTACCATGCGATTTATTCCAGTTACTCCATTCCAGGATGTAAATGCTCCAGCAACAATAATTTTTCCATCTAGTTGAAGTTTTGAACATACTGAGCCAGCACTTGAACTAGGACCATCTCCAATATTAGTTATAAAAGCAGAATCTTTTGTTCCGTCTGGGTTTAATCTTATTATTCCTCTAGCAGTTGTTCCATTAAAAACATTTATATATCCACTAACAATAATCTTTCCATCTGGTTGTATATAAATATGGAATGCTCCATAAGAGGATGTTGTTCCAAATGCCGTTCCAATATTATTTAAAAAATTGCTATCTACTGTTCCATTTGAATTTAATCTAATAAGACCATTTGCAGTAGTTCCATTCCAACTTTTAAATAGTCCTCCGCAAATAATTTTTCCATCTTCCTGACATGCAATTGTTCTTGGCTCAAGTACTGAATTTGGCCCAACTCCACCTAGATTAAAAGTTGTATCTCTTGTTCCGTTTGAATTAAGTCGAACTAGATAATTAGCCGCAGATCCATTCCAATTTGTCATTCCACCAATTAAAATTTTTCCGTCTGCTTGATTTCCTAAAGAGTATGCATAATCACTAGCATTAGACCCTATATTAGTCATAAACGATTGATCTAGCACTCCTCCTCGTAAAAACCATTGTTTCCAAACTCCATCAACTTTTATCCAAACAGTTTGAGGAATTTTCCATGTCCCTCCCACTTTTATTCTAATATCTTCTGATGTTTTCCATAAATTGTTAATCTTTAATTTAATGCTCATTATGAATACACAATCCAAACATCGCCATCATTGCCACCAGTCGGTGCTGATGTGCTCATAGTAATGTTTCTTACTCCATTTGATCCTGCGGAAGTCGGAGAAACCACAGATACATTTCCAGTAAATGTTGCTCCAGCGAGTGCGGCTTTGGCAGCAAGATCTGAGGTAAGTTCAGAAATCTTTGATTGAGAAATTGCAGCGCTTGCGTTAATATCTCCATCTACGATTGTTCCATTGGCAATCATTGTGCTTGTTACAGTACCAGTATCTGCAGCAGTAATTGCTGTACCAGATATCTTTGTTTTATCAATTGCAGCAGAGGCATTAATGTCTGCGTTTACAATTGTTCCATCAAGAATTGCTGTGCTAGTAACAGTATTTACATCATCGACATGGACTACATCTCCAGTAAGGTCTGGTCCAATGATTGTCCATGCAGTACCGTTCCACCTGTATCCCTGAAATTCATCATTAATCTCTGGATCTGGTGGAAAGATGGTAGCCATAAAATTATTATACTATAAAACAAGAGGGGCAGCCGAAGCCACCCCTCTTATTATTGAGTTTTATTAGCCTACTACAACAACCTTGTAAGCATTTGAACCAGGAGCAGTAGCAAAACCTAGTGTTACAGTATTTGCATCTGTTCTGGCTACGTCACACTCTACTGTGGCATATGTTGTGGTGTCATAGACATTTACAACAACGTCACGAGTATTGAGGCTGTGTGTTACTGAAATGCTGGTAAGCGAACCGTTACCAATATTAGCAGCGTATTTCTTAGTAAATCCATCAGTAACCAACTTTGGCTCTAATGTAGTTAGATCTACGGCGAGGCCACTTGTCTTTGTTAGGTATGGATTAGAAGATGCAAGGGTAGTATCAAGTGCGAGCGTTCCAGCAGAATCTGTCCATGTAACAGACAAAGAGTTGCTTCCAGAAACCATCGCGCCAACAATATCTTGTACATCTTCTGTAAAGTTAGTAATATCTCCAGTTGGAATATCATCTCCTGCTAACACAAGAGCAGCAAAAGTTGAACCATCTCTTGTTGCTTCCCATGTGTCAGACGTTTCATTCCATCTCAAAGATGTGTTACTAAGAGTTCCACGCTCTACTTCAATTCCAGCATTTTCCGTTGGACTTGAACCAGTATAGTTTGAGTTAAGAGTAATAATATTATCTGATAGATTAATTGTTTCTGTGTTTACCGTGGTAACAAGACCATTTACAGTAAGATCACCAGTAACAGTTAGATCTCCACCTACTCCAAGATCATTAGTAATTGTTACGTCATCGGGTAACCCAATTGTCGCCACCCCGTCAGCAACAAGTACAGTAGTTTCCCCTGGAGTATTTTGAATAGAAGTAATATTACCTACGTCAATCCATTGACCTCCAGCATAAATACGAAGTTTGTCCGTATCCGTTCTGAAGGCTATTCTTCCTTCAACGCCTGCTGGGTCGGAGGTGACGTTTTGAATTACAGCATTTCTTAACTCATTAGCATTTAGATCTAAATAAGATTTTAGATCAATCGCGGTAAGAAACTGTCTAGCCATTTATCTCATCTCCTTTCATGATAGATATGCTTTCCCCGCAAGCGCACTAGTAAATGTAATTACTACTGTATCTGCGTCTGGATAGTCGCATTGACCTTCCACCACAGTTCCAGCAGAATCTACTACTGTTACGTTTGGGATAAAGTTTAGTGTGTGATTGATAGTCCAAGTTGCAGATGCAGAAATTTGCTCATGCATATAACTTACTGCATCTGGATCAAGCAGGGTGCTAATAGTTACGTTGCCCATGTCGTTCATGGTTCCCTCGCCAATAACACTACCACTTAAAGTAATTGTTGGGTCTGGCTTATTGAGAATTTTTGACCAATCAATGTTTGCGTCAATCTCGCCTACTGTTCCAGAAAAAACCTCAGAGGTGTTTGTTGTGTCTGGAATAAAAGTAAATTTACCAGTTGAGTCATCAAACCCAAAAAATCCTAGTTTTGCAGATGTTCCATTATGCCAATGAAATTCAATTCCACGATCCTTATTGTCATCTGCTACTGGAACGGTGTCTCCACCAAGAGTTATTACTGGATCATCAACCTGTATTACTGTGCTGTTAACTATTGTTGTGTTTCCATGAACAGTTAAGTCTCCACCAACCGTTAAATCATCTGTAATGGTTACATCATCTGGCAAGCCAATTGTAAAAACGTTTCCAACATTACTTACAGTAACCTCATTAGTTGTTCCATAAATTGAACCTACTTGGCTAGAACTACCAGCGACTACTTCAACGTCGAATACAGTTGGATCTGCAACAGTTACATCTACTGTTTCAACGGAGTTGACGTTATTAATATCAAGTTGTGTAGCATCAGTTGTTACGGCTACCTCGTATGTGGTGGCGTCCTGATTAATAATTTCTACTTGTACGCTCATGCTAGTTGGCCTCTGTCGGAAGGAAGTTGACCAGTTGAGTTTGTAATATCGTCGGTAACAATAATTGTTCCCTTAAGAATTGTCATGACAGTCCAATGATCATCTGTAGCATCTAGTACGCTATCTCCAAGGAGTGACAAGTTTTGCTTTTTAGAAATCTCAACATCATATAGGCATGAGTCTGGAAGAAGTGCGCTAACACCGTCTGTCAGAAATAGGTCGATATATCCATCATCTAGCCTGGTCGTTCCTACGACAAAGGATGCGTTCAGCGTGACTGTTCCAGTTGCTGCCGCAGAAGTAACATCTGCTGTTTCTATTGGAAGTATGTAAGAAACTGTTGTGCTTGTAATTGCAGAAACTTCCCATGTTCCATTAAATGGAGCGCCAACGCCAGCAACAGTAATACTATTTCCAACCTCAAATTTATGAGATCCTACTGTAAGTGTTGCTATCTCGCTTGTTGCTTGTTTAAGTGAAGGAACTTCTGAGTAATTAAGTGCAAGTGGTGAGACTGCAGATGTATAAATTTCAGCCTGTACTGTATATCCACTAAGATCAATTGCAACTCCATCAGAGTCCTTAACTAGTGCGCTAAAGAATAGTGTATCTCCGCGATATACGTTTAAGTCAAGTGTTCCTGGTTGCGAAGTAATAGAGGCCATACTTGTATTTTATCACAACAAACTATAGTTTATTAGACAATCATTCATCTGGGAAATCGTCGCATGAGCATTCTTGAAGATTCCCGCACTCACAATTTTCTGTCATTGATTTAATAATCTGTAAAATTTCGTCTGCCTTTTTTGTCTGACCTTCAGATGCATAAATTGCTGCTTGTTGTGCGCGTGCAGAAGCGCGTGTCTTATGGCAGCCATGAACCTTGCCTTCACCACCTACGACTGGATAACCAGAACAACCATGTGTTCCCTTACCACCAATTGTGTAGCGTCCTTTTCCTGCTGGCATAATTCATAACCTCCTGAATATATTATAGAGCAGTTTTAGTTCTTACTCAGGAACCTTCAGCGCGTTGTCCGTAACCATAATCATCCTAAGGCTTCCATCCTACACTCATAACGCTAGAACTTCTGTCTCGTAACATGGACTCTGCACGAAGCCTATTGAAATGAAAAGGGCGATCCTTCCCAGGTTTTATTTACTCTTTCTACAATATTGCGTGACCAAGTATAACCTGAGTCTCCACCCCATGCTTCCCACATAATTCTTCCATTAGAAGGGAAGTTTGGTCCATCATAAAAGCCCTCGCCCTTCTTGTCTACTTCATGTCTTGAAAAATATGAGTACATTCTTTTTACTGTATCAAGTGAGAGTGGTTCTCTATTTGCAAGTTGTCTTGCTCTAGTCCAACCTACAGATGTTCCAGCACCTGTTGCTTTTCCATCTTCCTTCCACTTTATTGCACGACGGCCTGCTGCCGCCATTGACTCTGTTGGCTTATATGTATCAGCCATGTTTCATCGTCCTTGGGTCAAATGTTCCATCAAACTTTTTGACAGTTTTAAGAGTGCTCATTTTATGACCAACAAGTGTTTCAGTTGGCTTACCGTCACGGTAGATTCTAATAAGAACTGCTGGGTCTTCTTTAGTAGCACGAATACTAAACTCTGAGTTTGGAATTCCAAGTGTTCCTTCTCGCATAATATGCTCAACTCTTCCAGTAGCACGACCACCACTAGAGTTCCAAGAAACCATACTTCCAACCTTAATATTTTTATCCATATGCCTATTATGCCATCATTCTAATAATTTCTTCAATCATCAAAAGTTGATCTTCATCAAGATCGTATTCTTTATAGTTCATTGTATTTTCATTAAGGAATATACCAAACTCTCCGTCGTCCTTGATAACTACATCAATGAGTTCTTTTTCCCAAAGTTCTTGTACGATACTATTGGTTGTAGACATATATTCATCATATACTTCTGGATACAGTTCCATCATGAGTGGTGTCATTTTATAGATAAACTCTCCTTGTTCATCTATACCAATCATTTCCATTACGCCCTCAGAAACAAATCTATCAATGAGTTGTCTTGTAAACTCTTCATAGTCTTCCTCTGTAAACTCTTCAAAGTTGTATAGTTCGTCGTCGCTCATATTACTCCCATTCTACCAAGGTAGTCAACTAAATCTTCTGGCATTTCTTCTTTTCTTTTTGGTGGATCAATTATGTCGTTGCTTAACTTTTGTCTTTCTTTTACTTTAAAATCTTTATATGTATGAACAGCAAGTTCCTTGAGTCCAACATCTCTCTTTGAGAGGGATATAGCATTATAGACAGCACCGCAGACAGCATCAGATAAGTCCTTACTTCCCTTTCTTGGGTGGTCAACCTTGTCTTTTATAATACGCAATTCTAGCAGTTCGTTGATAAGCAACGGAAGGTGGGGTCCATGTACTCTTTCTTCTGCAATTAATAGGGCTAGATCTTCATAGTGCTTCTTTGCTACAGAAAGTGTTTCAGAATTCATTCCGTTCATCTTTAGTTCATTCATCATATCAAATGAGTTCCATCGGTCGAAAGTAACCATTCCAACTCTAAACCCGCGCCTTCTTACGTCTAGAATAAACTCTTTAACTTCTGTAAAGTCAACTGTCTTGTCAGAAGTTGGTGTCCAATATCTAACCATGTCAACCTTTACGATTGGCACAGCAACATCATACTCCGACATGCTCTCTACCGCAACCCATTTATCAACATGCGCCATGGCAACTACGCATCGGTCATGCTTCTGTGCAAGGTCAACGTGTATGAAGTATGTTGTTTCATCTTCTGGCTGAAACCACTCCTGAAATCTACCATCTTCTGTAATAGCAACTAGTGGCTGATTAAAGCAAGCCTCAATCTTTTCACGAGACCTAAAGAATGCGTCAACCGCGTCTGGTGGCATACATGCAAAACGAGATAGAGCATCTGTTGGATTAGTTAGAAATGCTACTTTAAAATCCTCAATCTTTCTTGTTGGATTTACTTCCCATGTAGGACGACGTAATGCAAACACCTTTGGGAACTTATAAGAAATAATATGATCTTCTTCCCATTCAACTGTGAAGTAGTTTTCCCTGTTATCTGGATCTCCCTCTTCATCAATTATTATTTCTTTGCCGCGAATAATCGTATCTTTTTCGGCAATTGCAGCATCATATCGCTGTTGAATATAGTCCTGCTTATAACGTGGGAATGAAAGAAGGGCTACCTTGCCATAGTCTGGAAAACGTGAATCTACAGAGGCTCTATACATGTCATAGATCGCACTCGCTGTCTTTGACTGATTACTTCCACTAGTTGAATCAATGCTGAAACCAGAAATCTCGTCAAGGATGACGCAGATAACGTTGTACCCTTCCCATGATTCTCTTTCAGAGTGACCTGAGTGGCAAGTAATATTCTTATCAAATGAGATAGATTGTGCCGTGATGCGATATTTTCCAATAAACCACGGAGAGTGTTCAATTCTTTTTGTTAGGCCAGCAAAGAATACGTTCTTTGCCTGGTCTGCGTTAATAGCAATATTAAGAATGTCAATAGCATCACCTGGCGGTTTACCATAATATTTTGCTGGGTCTTTTAAGCAAAGCAATAGATAAACAATATATGCTACTGAGATAGTAGATAAATAGTCTTTTCCAGATCCTTTTCCAAGTTGAAGAATAACTTCTGTACAGGTTTGACGATATCTTCTTAACCCCTCTTCTTCACCGTATAGATCAATGAGGGTCTCTTTCTTGTATATCTGTGTCATTGCCCTGATTGCCTGATACTGATAATCAGATAGTAGCGGCAAGCCAAGGTAGTCCTCGCTGGTTACAAACTCTTCAATTTGTACTGGGGTTTCCTCAAAGTCTGCCCCGCCAAGGATATTAAGAAAGTCACCAAAATCTGTCATGCGATATTCTCTGCCTGACCACTAACTCTGCTAAGTTTTGACATTACGAGTGGCTTACAGCGATCACAATCGGAAACAATATCTCTAAGGATATTAACGAGAACCTGTTGCTTCTCTTCCGTTTCAATAATGCGTTCTGCCATTTCATTGTTCTCAAGCACGCCAGCCTTTGAAAGCATTTCAATCTGCTTCTGCTGAACGTCTGAAATAAGTTTAAGAGCAGCAGTCTTTGCTCCGATATTTCCAGCCTGATCTGCTTGCTCTACAGTCTCCCATGCACGAGCAATAAGCATTGCATAATGTTGGTCTGCTGCTCCAATTGCTTCTTTTGCACGATTCTGAATCTGTGAATCGGACTGGATAACGCTACGCCATTCTTTAAGATATTCATTTACTTGGTTACGACTAAAGCCAGTCTCTTGTGCGATGAGGGCAGTATTTGTCATACCTTTAAGGAAGCATTCGACTACCTTATTAATTCTATCCCAGCGTTCTGCTAGTTCAAGTTCCGCTGCCAACCTTCTTCTTCCTCGCTCTCTTTGGCTTTACCACTCTCTTTAACTTCTCTGTATAGAATGCGCGGTACTCACCAGTCTTTACGTCCATACAGTCTATCCATTGTACACTACGCTCAGAATTCTTCACATATTTAAGAAACTTAAATTCTCCGCGAGTATTTGCAAACTTTAGTTTAGTTCCTGGAACAATAAGATCCTTGCCAAATTGATACTCGTAGTAAACAGAAATGTTTTCATTATGACCGTAGGGAAGTCGGTCATACTTACGTTTCTTTGCCACTTCTTGTCCTAACTAGTTGGTTTATCCAAGAGATAAAATCTTTATAGGTCATTGAATTTTTTGCTCTATTACATATAATGCAGCATGGAACAACGTTACTCATATAGTATCCCACGTTGTTGTCCAGTCTGTCAAGTCCTGAATAAAAGAAATGTCTTGTTGTAAAAGAATTTTTTCCACGATATATCATGGCGTTGCTTGGTGGAGAGCCGCAATAATGACATTCTTGCTGACATAGTTTTTTAAACTGTTCATATGGAATATCAAAGTCTCTGCCGCCACGCTTTGCATCTCTTTTAATTCTTTTAATGGCAGACTTATATCCCCACTCTTCATCAAAGTTGCTTGCATCTCTTCTTGCATAGCAAGTTCGACACATATAGTTTCCAGAGTTCTTAACGTGATTAGTTAATTTAATGCTGAACTTTTCTCCACAATCACAAAGTAGATTGGCATATTCATCTTCTGTTCCCAGAAAAGTTGACTGATATATTTTATTGCCAATCGAATGACTAGCAAAGAATGTTCTTGCTATCAAACGCTGTATCCGCCATTTCTAGTTGGACTCCAGACCATTCCTGGCCTATCAATTCCACGAATTAACTTATACCCACAGGTATCACAAAATGCATCGTCACGGTGTTCCATCTTTACCATTTGCTCTACTGTTTTATCACAGTTAATGCAGGTATATGTATATGTTGGCATATTATCTCCAATTGTCTCTTTTTGCTACCTTATATAATACCAAATAGCCAATCAAATCATCAATATCGTTATCGCCAAGATATTCATTTCCTCTAGCAAATCTAGATAGTTTATCGTCAATTCTAACAAGCAACTGCTCTTCATTATTTGCTTTAGAAAAGATTCTAACTGGTGCAAGTGCAGAGTTGCCGTAACTTCTATTCTTAGAAATTAAAAGTTCTGCTGTCTCATTACATACAGCAACAATTTCTTCCTCTGTTCTATTCCTTAAGCCGTTTAAAAACCCTACTTCTTCCATGATCTACTATCCTTAATTAGTCCGAACTTTTCTAGATATCTAAAAATTGTCTGATGAGAACAACCACACTCTTTAGCAATTTCATTTACATTCTTTTTATCAACAAGGTATCTTTTGGTCAGCCAAACCTTTGATTCGTATAGTTTAGCCACGACGCAGTACCGCCATAATAAGATCATCTAGTTTAAAGATCTCTTCTTTTGTTACTGCCTCTTCCTCTCCAGAAACATTAATTTTTGTGACTACCCATGAATCAAACAGTTGCTCAATAAATTCATGTGGCGAGTATGACCCAATTTCAATTACTACAGTATCTGTTACCTCAAGAGTTTTTTGCATTCCCTTCCAGGCAACTGGTTCTGCTCCCTCAATATCCATCTTAATAAGGTCAACTTTATCTACCTTCATAAGTTTATCTACTGTATCCGTGTGAACAGTAAACTGCTTGTCCCATTCAATGTCTGGAATAGTTGATGGTAGTTCATCTCCGAGCATAATTGTTGCCCCTCCAAGAAACCTTGATGGAACATTAAGAGTAATTGAGCCAAACTTATCTGCAACAGCAACATTGTATGTCTTTACTATTGCACCATCTTCCATTGGAAAGTCAAGGATTGATTTATCTAGGAGTTCTACTAGTTCTGGGTTTGCCTCAAATGCAAATACCTGACCATCTTTGCCTGCGAGTCTTTCCATGACTCTTGTGTAGTAGCCATAGTTTGCCCCAATATCAACGCATCTGAATCCAGGCTTAATGTTTTTTGTCATCCATGAAGTAATCCATGATTCCCAATATCCGTGCTCTGATAGCCAGCGACCTACTGATTGCTCTTCTCTATCCGTATAAAGATAAAAGTCGTCAAGGATCTTTGCTGTGTTTTCTGATGTAGCACCCTTAGACCCATTCTTTTCAAGGTCTTGTCGTGACATATTATATTTAATCATTGTCCACCCATTTTACTGTATAAATAGTAAGCAATACCAAGAGCATCGCCAACGTCGTTATCTTTAATATTTGTTCCATACTTTTCATTAAAGAAGTCCATTGTATATTGCTTTCTCTGCTCTCTTGCCTTGTTTCTATACCACGCATCGCCGTAGCCAGGATGGTCTAGTTTTAGTTTATCTTTTTGTGCTTTCGTAAGGTTTTTATTTCCTATAAAGTTTTGCCATTCAGATGGCTTTACCTCAGAGATGCTGCAGCCGTTTGTAGCAAGAGATGAAATGATTGTTCCAAGAGCCATTGAAATCTTAATTGCAGTACCACTTGAACGAACCATAATTGCAGACTCTATTGCTACGTTTTCTATTCCAAAGTGTACAACAATTGAGTCTGTCTTTAGTCTAATATCTTTAAGTTTGTCTGGTTGATTTGCACCATTAAAAACTATCTTGCCGTACTTAACTGGCTTTCCATCGAACACGGCAAATGCTAGTGAGTTTGTTGATGCATCAATCCCAAGGACGGGGGCGGCGTGATGTTTTCTTAACTTTGCTAGTGACACTCGCCAACACCTCCCTCATGTCGTCCGACTTCTTTTTTCTTTCAGAGGTCTGACACATCGCGCAAACATCTTCTGAGTTATATCTATTTAGTTTTACCCCACAGTCACAAAATCTATCTTTACCACTAAGTCTGTTTTTCTTTTCGTAATATTTCTGCATAATCTTTTTATTGGTTGCTTCTCTACAGCATTCCTTAGAGCAGTACTTTTGATTATGCATTTTAAACTCAAATGATTTTCCACACTCAATGCAGTCTTTCACGGTATCTTTACCTCTAGTACTGGAATATTAGTTCTACCATTTGATGCCTCGTAGCATTGATCAAATACTGGACAATTCTTACAGGTATAAGTTGACTTTGCAAATCCTCTTTTAATATTCTTCTTTTGAACCCAGGCATCGTAAACTTCCTTCATCCAGTCAAAGACATAATTGATGTACTCTTCATTTTTCTTAGACATAACTACTGGTAGTGAAACAAGTTCATTTGTGTCTTTGCTTTCGTACAGAATAAAGCCTTCGTCCATTCCCAATACCTTCATATATACAAGGATCTGTAATAGATGACTGTCTGCTGGCACGCCCTCATCTTTCTTTTGCATATATAGAGAGTGCTTTGTTGTCTTAATTTCTCCGACAACTGGTGTTCCATCTGCATCAACGATAACGTCTGCAAATCCACGAATTGGGGGATCAGAATAGAGAACTTCTTTTTCTTTCTCAATTAGCAGCCCAGTCTTCTCAATCGTGTCCTGAATTCTTTCGTGTGCAGTTGTGCCACTATTCATAGATGCGATTTGCGGTGCAGTCTGAGACTCTGAAAAGTTTGCTCCAGTAAAAGCAAAAGACCAGTATCTTGGGCACTTGCCATGACCATATCCAATAGTGCTTGGAGAAAAACTCTTCTTAATACGATATGCATTATCTGCTCGCGTAGAAAGATACTGTTTATTGATAAGACGAACAAACTTCTTTGGGTCCAACTTTGTATTTCTTGGACGGGACGTAATCTTGCTTATTAAATTTTCTACCATTAGTAAGTTACCTTCGCAATATATTTTAGTGCAGAGGCAAGTTTATCACATTGATCAGACATTGTGTAGTACACATTTTTCTTTGTGTGGTTTGCAGATCCGCTTGGCCCCTTTGCAACTGTTGCATACCATGTAGCAAGAATTCCAAACTTAGCAGACATTGCCTGCATTTTAGCAACAAGAATAGATGCAGAACTAACTGGAATATCTGGTTTAGTCATAATCTTTACAATAAGACCAAGGGCCTCGTCAAGATCTGAGTCTCCCATAAATTCATGTAGGTCATTAAACTCTGTTATAGAATCAATAAGTTCTAGTGGTGATTCAGCCATTTATCTGCTCCTCCATTTGCTCTAATACTTCCCATTCAATTATTGCTAAACGAACCTTCTTTGTTTCTCCAATTACTACACATAGTGCTGGATTCTTCTCTCGTGAAGTCTTGAGACAATCAGTAACTACCTTTGCCCATACGTCCTGGCTTAAAGTAAATGTCTTGTTAGCCTCTTTAATGTCTACTACAAAATTCTTCCATGTAGCATCACCTTTTTGATACTGACCACGACCAGAGTTTTTGTGTGCCTTTGCACCCATACGCTTTATCTCTGATCGTTCACTCACAGGGTTCCTTCCGATACATGGTCGTTTGAACACTTCCACATCATATGTTTTTCTTCCATGCTTAGAAGGGCATTTGAAACTTCTTCACGGCATTGATCACATACAAACGTTCCAGTAATTTCCATGTAGGTGTCTTCAGCAGAATCTTCTTCCTGCTTGTTTCCAATAAATGTTCTTGGATCTATCATGTTAACTTCCCATAAACTAGCGACTCAATGGTGTCGCATACAGCCTGATTTTCTCTCACATAATCAATGACCTTTGCTCTACCCTGGATTCTCTCATCAAGGACTGTGTACCAGGCTCCACCGCGTTCAATAACACCCATCATTTCTGCTGTGTCAACTAGATCTGCTACCTTATCTACTCCAACGTGTTCTCCCTGGAAGTAGAAGTCGTATGCTCCACCGATAAATTGTGGTCCAGTCTTGTTGTAGTCAATCGTCCAGTTTACTGGTCGTCCAACCTTTTGTTCAATTAGTTTATCTCCAATAGAAACTTTATCTTTAATAGAATTTGCCTCTGCCTCACTTGACCACAATTTAATAATTGTGCTTGAGAAAAACTTTACAGCCATTCCTCCAGTTGGAATATGGCTTGCGTGCATAGAACCAAACTGATTACGTTGCTGTGAGATAAGAATAAGTAGCGTTGGCTTTGTCTTATTGTTAGCATAGTTAAGCATCTTTACAGCATGTGTCATATCTTTTGCCTCTGCACCAATTTGTTTAGTGTTCTCTAGACTCTTAAGTTCTTCACCATCCTTCTCAAAATAGATGGCTGGTAGGAGTGCTGAGATACTATCAACAACAATGACATCGACGCCAGCATTCATTAGTTCTACGCCAATATCCACCATGTCGTTGACAGTCTTTGCTGATGAATAAATAAGTTTTTCTGAATCTACTCCAAGTTTCTCTGCCCATTCAGCAGAGTATGATTGCTCTGAGTCGATCCACGCACAGACCTTTCCTTCCTTCTGTGCATCACCGATCATCTGTAGGCAAAATGAAGACTTACCAGCAGACTTGTTGCCCCAGATAAGAACCTGGCGACCATAAGCAAGTCCACCCTTTAGAGCAACGTTAAGACCTAGACTTGGCGTTTGCTGCTTTTCAATACTTACCTCTGACGCAGCCTGTACTCGCTTTCTTGTTTTTGGACTGAGGTTTGCGAGAATATCCTCAATTGAGATTTCTTCAGTTGTCATTAAAGACCTTTCTTTTTCGACAATTATACACTATGCCAACTTGCTGTTTTTTGTAATTTTTATTTTTACATTAACCTATTATGCTTTGCTGGTCGTGTTTTATTGAACTCTACTTTTTTAACCAATGTTTCAAGAATTGAACCGCTAATTATTTCATATCTATTCATTGCTGCAAGAAGATCTAAAAGGCGAATAATAATATCTGCTGCTTCATTTTTAATTTCCTCAGACCCCTTCTGCTTAACATATGCATCTGCTAATTCACTTACTTCTGTATCTATAAGCATCATTTTTGCTAGAATCTGATTTACCTGATCTTCTTTATATTTAGGTTCCCAAAAACCCTTTTCTACTGCATTATTATGAATCTGAAAAGCAAACTCGTCAATGTCGATTGCCACTATATACTCCTTATTGTTAATGTTCCGTCTGGCATTTCGCCAAGAACTGGTTTTACTACGCTACCTGGCTTCATCTTTGCCAGGGCCAAACTATAATACTTTGGGAATACGATAATTGGAAGCAGGCTCTTATCCTCTTCTGCAATGACATAGGTTGCCATCTTATCGCCCTTCTTTGTCTTTCTGCTGGCTGCGCTAATTACATAATATTCATCAGACGCGATTGGAAGGTTGCTTGCAAGAACATATTTTGTAAATGCAGTTCCCTCCTTCTTAAGATTCTCTGGAAGTACATATTCCATAATCCTATTACTTGCAACAAGAATCATATACATCTTACCTGGCTCAATCATAGTATTCTCGCTATCGAATACGCCAACGCTTCCAGTCTTATCAACAATTTCCACCCTTGACCATCCGCTGCCACGCTTAATGCTTTTTACCATCGCTAGAACAATAAAAGCGCCAGTCTCTTCATACTCATCTAGTGGCTTAATATATGCGTCCATCCAGCGTGGAAGATCGTTAGTAAACTCTGGAATGTTTAGATACTCATAGAAATATTCGTTCTCGCTACCTGTCCGTGGATTGTCTTTAAATGCAGCAGCACCGATCTTATTAAGAGCCTGAACTGCACGACTATTAATACCAGAACCTTTCTTACCAGCAAACTCTGTCAGTTCTTGATAGGAGTGGAACGGTCTGCCAGCAAGCAATTTACTAGCAATTCCTTCAGAGATATACTTAACGTTTCCAAGACCAAATCTAATTGAGTCTCCGTCTAACGCAAAGTCAGCCTCTGATTCGTTGACATGTGGGAGTAGAATTTTTACGCCCATGCGCTTTGCCTCAATCAGATACTCTGTACGAGCATCCTTATCCTTCTCATTCTTTAGCAAAGAATACATAAACTCTACTGGATAGTAGCGCTTTAGCCATGCTGTCCAATATGACAACAGCGAGTAAGCAACCGCATGTGACTTGTTAAATGAGTATCCTGCGTGAGCCTCAAAGTCGTGCCATAGTCTCTCAGCCTTGTCCTCGCCAAGATATTCTTTTGCACCCTGCACAAATCGATCCTTGAATACATCAAACTCCCTAGCGTCCTTTTTCTTTCCAATAATTTTACGAACCTTATCTGCTTCCTGCATTGTCATTCCACCAAGAGTAGTACATGCAAGCATGACCTGCTCCTGATAAAGAATGCACCCATAAGTATCTTTTGTGTACTCAATCATGTTGTCATGAATGTATGATACAGAACGCTTGCCCTTCTTTCTAGCAATATAGTCCTCTCCAATAGTATTCATGGCTCCTGGTCGAACTAGTGCATTTGAAGCAGCAAGTTCATCAAAATTTCTTACACCCATCTTTACGAGTAGATTTGTATATGGAGTTGCTTCACATTGAAATACTCCCTTTGTATATCCAGCAGTCAAATCGTCATATACGTCACGATCATCTAGCGGCAGAGTGTCTAGGTCAACTACCTTCTTGTGCCTGCTCTTTACTGCTTCAAGGCAGTCTTTAATAACTGTTAGAGTCTTTAGACCAAGAGCATCAATCTTGATAAGACCAATGTCTGCCGCTTGCTCCATATCTACTGCTACGACAGGAATTCTTTCATCGCTCTGCGCGTCCTTACGAGTTTCTAGTGGCGCGAACTTTGAAATAGAGTCCTTTGCAGTAACGATACCAGCAGCGTGTACTCCAGTTCCGCGAATGCGACCGCGCAACTGCTCTGCATAAACAGTTACCTCTGGATACTTCTTTCTAAACTCCTCAGTTGATTTTGATTCAAGAAACTCGTCCCATGTATCAATGTTCTTTAAAGCCTTATTTACATCTACTAGTGGAATACAGAATGCTCTTGCAACATCTCGTACAACGCCCTTATCCTTGAAGGTAAGATACGTTGCAATTGAGGCAACGTTTTTATACTCTTCTTTTAGATATTCCTTAACTTCTCCGCGACGGCGGTCCTCGTAATCAACGTCAACGTCTGGGAAGTCATTTCTTTCTGGATTGATAAACCTAAAGAATAGTAGATGGTATTTAATTGGATCTACGCCAGTAATATCCAATGCGTAGCAAACTAAAGATCCTGCTGCAGATCCTCGCCCTGGCCCAACCATGATTCCATTGTCTTTAGCCCAATTAACCATGTTTGATACTACGAGGAAGTAGGGAGAGAAGTTCTTATCCTTAATTACATTTAGTTCTTCTACAAGCCTGTCGCGGTATTCTTGCTTGTCATGCAGACCCTTCCGACGTAGACCCTTAAGGCACATCTCTTCAAGTTCTGCGTGTGGATCTTTGTATTCTACTGGAAGCAAGTCTAGGTTGCTTGGAACGTCGTAGTCTCCTACTTTATCACTAATCTCCATGGTATTTTCATAAATATCCTGCCTATCAATACCCTGAGCCTTCATTCGTTCTAGTGTTTCCTGGTATGACATTAGCCAGATATCAAGATCCTTGAACGACATTTGGCGATCACCATATAGATAGTCAAGCCTTTCAATGAGGTCTGCTTTCTTTCGACTATCGTCAAATATTGCGTCTGGTCGTGACTTTGGGTGTGTGCCAAGAATAAGCATGATTTCTTCAGCGACACGATCATCTGGGCTTGCATAGTGGCAGTCAAGCGTTACAACACTTTTTACATCGTGCTTATCAGCAAGGTCAAGCATTTTCTTATTGAGTTCGTATGGATTATGTGGTTGAAGTTCCATATAAAAGTCGTCCTTGAAAACATCCTTAAACCACATTAAGTGCTTTGTTGCTGCATCTACGTTATCTGCTTCAAGTGCCTTTGCAATAATTCCATTCATACATCCAGAAATAATAATAAGACCTTCGCTGTGCTCTTCTAGAACCTCAAAGTCCATGCGTGGTTTAACAAAGAATCCCTCGTCCCATGCAATTTCTGAAAGCCTAGATACGTTCTCTAAGCCTTTCTGGTTTTTAGCAACAACGATTAGGTGATTATAAATTTGATCGTCTGGCGTGCGATCTTTCTTAGAACGCTTATCTAGTCTATCAATTGTGAAATATGCTTCAATCCCTAGGATTGGCTTTACGGATGTTTCCTTTGCAGCCTTGTAAAATTCACGATGACCGCTAAGTGTTCCGTGATCTGTGATTGACATTGCGCCCATACCGATTTCATCGGCACGTTTTAAAAGTTCTGTTGGTGATGAGTACCCGTCCAACAAACTATAGTATGAATGAGAATGATGATTATGAAACATGACCTTCCAAAGAATGATGTGGTGGGGCAGCGATTGCTGCCCCACCGAATATTACCATGCAGCAGATGAAGTAACTTCTTCGTCCTGCTCAAGGCCCATGAAGAAGGCCTCCTGATCGGCATAAGGGATCTGACGAATTGCAGATCGCTCTAGATCATATGGTTCGATGTTTGACCAATCGAACTCTGTATCGTCTGTTGACAAGGGGAACAGCGGATACGTTGTTGACGTTCCTGTTCCTGAACGCTTGAGCCTCCACACAAGATTACTGATAGAGCCAGTATCTGCTGCGTACTCAATGAGGGTCTTTGTCGTTAGTGACTTTGGACCAACGCCCTGTGACCAAATAGCCACATACTCTTCGTTTCCATCATTTACCCAAAGGTTTGTGTAGTAACGCAACTTTGCACGCCACCCTGCCTTTGGCTCACGGCGGTCCATATCACAGCCGTAGCATTGGCCTTCGTCCTGCCGTGTACAAACAGCCTTACGACGATAGTCCTTTGGATTTGTATGTTCTGCTACAACAATAGCGAGACCGCGATCCTTGTTGTAGTTTGGTGAGTCTGCGTCAATTTCATTAATAAATCGGACCTTAACGCTCTGTCCGTCCTCTAACTTAAGCCAGCGAACCTTTGGTCCACCATCTGAGGAACCACCCGATGGGTAGTCGATCTTGTTTTGGATTGCCTTCAATCCTGTAATAATAGCCATATACTTCTCCTTAATATTTGGCGCGATAGGTGCGCCTTTCGTATTATTGTATCAGATGCCTAGGGGAAGCGCAAGTACGTTTATACCCTCAAGGCATTCTTTAATTTGTGAGTCTGACATATCTCCAATATCCTTTATGCCGTCTGGTAAGGTTACGATTGTCATTGGCTTATAGCAATGCTTTTGTATCTTTTCTATCATTGTGTTTCCAGCGTCATCTGCATCTGGGATAACAAAAATACCGTCAGTCCACTTATTTAATAGTTCAATCTGCTGCATTGTGATTGTTGCACCAAGCGTTGCAACAGAAGGAATTCCAAGTTGCCAAAGTCTAATGGCATCAAACGATGATTCTACTACGGCTACGACATTGTACTTAGACCTATTAAGATTAAATAAATTGTACTTTCTTGGTAGTCCGTGAGAGTTCTTAAATCTCTTTTCTGTAATTGATCTACCAACGTGTCCAACATATTCACCACTCACAGACTGTACTGGAACGGTAACCATATCTTTGACATTTGAATAGCCAAGTTTAAATTCTGCAATTGCTTCGTGACTTATTCCTCTGCTATGGAAGTAGTCAACCGCGTCCTGTGTGTTTAGTAGCGTATTGTGTAAACGATACACAATAGATTCATCGTACTCATTCTCCTGGCTTTCAGATACCCTATTTGTTATTTCATCTGAAATATCTGTATCTACATGCAGTTTAGCAATAAACCTGCTTGCTTCAAAGTAGTTACGAGATGTTGTGTGCATTACGATATCGTAAATGCTTCCGCGTTCTCCGCAAGAAAAGCAAATAAACAAGCCGTTTCCTTTATCCACTTCACAGGCTGGACTATTTACGTTATAGTGAAATGGACAATAAATTAGATAGTGTGTGTCTAGTTCTGTTCCTACTGTGATTCCACACTCTTGCAGGATTCTCCCGATCTCTCGCGGTCCATAGACTTGGGTATTGGAATTAGTTTGTTCCCAGAGACCCCTTGATAGCATTTAGCCTTTGCCCTTCCTACATATACACCATAAATGGTAAGTTTAAATTCGTATCGGTTCTTATTGTACTTTAAATTAAAGATTGGGTCAAGATCGTAGTGTGGAATATATCCCTTAGATCTCATGCAGTCAAGTAGGATGTTTTCGTACCGTTCCCGCATATTTGGTATATTTGAGTCATCGGTAATAGCGCCTGAAAAATAAAAATTATGAATTTTTTTTCCACCAGCGTATTCCATAATACAAATTATATCAACTTACAGATCATCGTATACTTCAGAAAACTTTCCCTTATCAAAGTCTGCAATAATTGAAAAATCTCCAAGGAATCCATTACGATTCTTTCTAAAAGCAATCTCAATTAGGTCGCTATTTGTTTTTCTTCCTAGTGCAAGCACAAAGTCTGCATCATATGCAATCTGTCGTGACCATGCTACCTGTCCAAGTTGTGGAACAGACTCTAAATCTGTTGCATCGTCTGGCGTAGCAGAAGCAATAGCGATTACTGGAATCTGTTCTGAAATTGCAAGCAACTTTAGTTCTCGTGAAAGATTCTTAATCTTAACAGTCTCGTTATCGCTATGACCATTGTCAACCATCAATTGCAGATAATCAATAAATACGATATCTGGTTTGTACTGATCAATCTTTGCACGAATAACATTTGGCGTTACCTCATTCATTCCGTCATTTGAAATGATTTTAAATGGCTGCTTGCCAACTAGATTCTTTTCTGCCCATGGAGCAAACTGCTCATCTGAGATCTTTCCAGATGAGATTGCTCTATGCGAGAACGTTCCATCTCCAAGAATTGTATAAATGCGGTTACGAACCTCGTGCTCAGTCATTTCTAGGCTTAGAATCATTGGAACCTTTCCGTCCTTCCAGGCCTGAATAGCAAAGAATAGGCTCATCCACGACTTACCAATTGCAGGATATGCAAGAAGAATTCCAAGTTGACCAGGAGAAATTCCCATTGGAAGACAAGCATCAAAAGAAACCAGGCCAGTCTTAATTCCACGAACACCCTGTTCGTTATCCTTACGAACCTTATCAAAGTGTGCGATGGCATCATCAACATCTGTTACATCAATGTCTCTGACACGGGACGTTACACGACTAAGCGTAGACACCTCACGATTAATAAAGTCTAGTGCTTTTGCAGTCTCGTTTGACTGAACCAGATCTGCTGATTTTCTCAGGGTGTTTCTTAGAGACTCGTCCATAAATGTTTCTTTTAGACGGTTGACTTGGTAGATTGTTGGACCGTGGTCAATTGGGTCAAAGTCTCTGAACCTTGTTGCTAGTAGATCTGAGTCTGGAACCTGCTTTGTTTCTGAATAGTAGTCCTTGATAAACTCCCAGATATCTGCACAGTCTTTCATCATGAAGTCCATGTTGTTCTCAAAAAGAACATGAATATCTTTATTATCTGCTACCGCTGAGATGACGGCAACTTCCTCACGCATTCCCATTTAAATACTCCTGCCTAATCTTTTCCATCTCTATTCTACGCTGCATACGAAACATTTCGTCTTTTTCGGCATCCATTTTACGTTTCAATATGGTATCAAAGTTGTTATAGAACCATGATAATGGGTGCTTATCTTTATCCAAATGAGAAAAGTAGTACTCAAGAACCTTAGTAACGTCTAGTACCCCAAAGTCTTCGATGAGCGATTTCATTGCCCACTTCTCTTTATGCTTGTTAACTATTGGAGCAGAGTTATACTTTTCTTTATATAAAGACGAGTATTTGCTAAGTAGTGAATAACTGGCTTTGTCTAAATCCTGCTTGTTCACTTTAACTCTTTCTCAATCTCCTGCACCTTTTCGATAAGTTTAGATTCCACAAACTTATAAACCCTATCCATAGCACCGTCTACGCCAGAATCTGACTCACGCACCCAGTCTTCAATTCCTAGTTCAACGTGAACAGTCTCAAAGTTTCCTAGATTTCTGACGTACTTTAACGCGACTTTGACTGTCGTTTGGTTGTTCTGGTTCATTCTCTAACCGATCCTCTTCTTCGCTTGGACTGAGAAACCCTACTGGCATTTTAAACTCTAGTCCATCTTCTTCATCTTGATCATCTGTATTCTGACCAAGAACCTGACTAATTGCAATCCATCTATCAGCAATGTCTATCATAGTGGACTCATCGTGTTTTTGCAAGGCAACATCAAACGCTGCCATAAGAACTTGTGCTGCTGCTAAGATAGCACTTTCTTCTGAAACTATTGGTCCAATAAATTGTTCAATTTTATTATCAAATTTATTATACGGAGAAGTTTTCGGCTTTCCAGGTTGGGACGTATCTTCCGTCTTTTGTTTTGACATATGTCATTTGCCTCTTTCCTATCCTGTATTCGAATTCTTCTAGCGTTGGAACGTCACTCCCAGGAGTAACTAGACCATCCAATCGCGGCCTTCCACGATGTAGTGTAGCATAGTACTCTCGCATTGTATATAGGTCTTTTTCACTTAGGTAATAAACACCTACGCCATTTTTCCTGAAAACCCTTTTAGGGTTAATATTACACTTCTTATGATAAATAAGATCACGAATCATTGTGTGGTGTCTATTAAATATTTTACATACTTCATAAATCCTATATGCACGACCAGCATATTTTTTAAAATCTGAATATGTATATGTACACATCTCGTCGGTATCATAATTGTAGGCATAGACGATTCCCGCTGGACGATTAACCTTAATCTTTCTATGAAGCATATCGTTGAGAAAAAACATTTTCCCAATCTTATATGCTGCTATCTTCCTAGGGTTATCTTCTTCGATTGCTGCATCTCTTGCCTCAATATCCACTTCCCGAATGTGCCATGGTTTTGAGGATACTGCATCGACCATCTTTTACCACACCTTAAACAATATAACTCAACATGTATGTCTGAATTGAAAGCACGATCTGAAAGAACCCTGCCTCCCTTACAGCGTCTACACCACATATTACGCCGAAAAGACCTTCCCGTCAACGACGCAACTCATCTCATTCTCATTGATCTGAATGATTTGAATATGTGGATAATCATTGACAATATGTGCGATGGCAAATCCTGCTTGCCAGTCGTGATTAATTGTATAGTCCATCTGCTTAGGGTCGCAAAGGTGTCCAATTTCAAACCCTCGCAACTTCTGACCAGTTAGATCATACGTCTTATAAAAAGATCCAATTCTATGTGAGTGTCCTCGCACAAGACTAACACCCCAGTTAATAACATCATTACGAACGGATTCTCCAGCGTGCTTTGAAATAGACTCACCATGATGGCAGTACATATCTCCAAAACGTTTTACTGGCGGTTCGCTGTATTCGTGCCATACAAACCCGTACTTGTCGTATTCATATAAACTCTTAGATGTAATTACGTCAAGGAACTGTGGAGCCTTCTTTGCTAGATATGCGCCATGCCTTGTCCATCCATGATTTCCATCATGAAAGTGGCAGTCTGCCTTTGGAACTAGTGATCTAATATCTGACATAAATTCTTTAGTTCCTGAAACACCGCCATCTCCTACTGGCGTCCAGGCATCTGGAGTTCCATCCGCCCATCGACTTGTTGAATCTGCGTCATCAATGTCTCCAAGCAGGTCTACTGCGTCTGGCTTAAACCATTTCATTACCTTAAGAAATAGTTCTACCTTGCGAGGGTCATGTCGTGGGAAATGCACATCTGATACGAGCATCCACTTTAGATCACTCTTTGCTTGCGTAGCCATTCTTCTCCAATGTTAGTTGAGTAGACAGTATACACCGCCTATAGTTCTATTCCTGACTTATGATACCAAAGTTGCTTGTGTTTGGCAATAAGGTCTTTGATCATTAAATCTTTTTTATTTTCATTACATAGCAAATGTGCAGGGGCAACATTGTCCCATGTGTGAGTACCATCTTCACCAAGTGGAACAATATGCTCAAGCGTTACAGACATTTTATCAGGCCACTTTAGTTCTTTGTCAATATACTCATCACAAATAATACACTTCCATTCATAGAAATCGAATACGTCGTTTTTATCTATGAAGTCACCATTAATTATTTTAGATTTTCTATTTCCAGTATATTTATCAACTGGTATGTGTAGTCCTGGTTTTATTACATCTACATTTCCATACACATTTTCTGCCAGCCACTTTGACCTACATCTATCTGTACAGAATTTTCCATTACCAAAACATCTTGGACGAACCACAGTTCTAGTACAAATAATGCAATCGTATTCTACATATAGTGCTGGGCAGGTTTTCATACAGATTACCTGTCTACTTGTTTTGGGGACAACAAAATCTATTTCGCAGTAGATGCATCTTCTTTGTTCTTTTTTAGTTTGGCAGTATCTACTACAATACTTTTTTGTTTTCTTATTACTCGCTATATAGAAAAACTTCCCGCACGCTATGCAATTTCTTCTTGTTTTTTGTATTTGTTCGGGCTGTTTTCTGCGGTACTCTTTGCCCCTCATATATTAAATTTTACTTTTGCCCTACGGCTATATATCCTATTCTACAATTTACACGCTTTCTATCTGCAGCATCGTTACCTGAATCATTTCTCCAGATAGTCACATCAAAGGTTGATGCAGTAATGTTATGAACAACGCATGATAAGTTAAAGTCATTAGTTGTTTGATATACGCTTGCTACAACAATTGGAGGACTTGAAAACCCGTCGCAACGAATATCACGAATTGTTATATCGTTATCGTTCTTTTTTAATACAGCATCTACTGTATCTGCACGAATTACAAGGTTTGGGTAGCCAAATTCTCTTCCGCGCACGCTAAGGTTATTCGTGATATCTGTTGCAATAGGTTTAATTGCATTTACTTCATTGACTAGAGAATTATAGATTTCTCTGGTCAGCGGTGATCCTGGATTAAGAGGACTCGCCATTCTTTTCCTCCTTTAGCCTCGCAATTTCTGCATCCTTCTCGGCGAGGGCTTCTGTGATTTGTGCCTTAAGAACTGCCATCTGTGCCTCATAATTTGAGGTAATCTGACCAATACGGCTCTGAAGTTCTTGGGCTACTAGTTCCATTGTCTTGTCGCTCATTATGCTCCTATCTTAGACTCCAATTGTATCAGACGGTTTTTAAGATCGTCAATTTCTTTTTGTTGATCTTGAATAAGCGCAATAGCACATGGAATAAACTCTATTTCATTCCAACCTTCTGGATTTCCATCTTCATCTAAATATGCCAATGCTGGAATTTTTTCATATACATCTTCTGCAATAAATCCATAAACTTTATTTCCAGGGTTTCTAATATATTCGAATCTTGTAGGAATTATATTTAAAAGATTTCTATATTCTTTATCTATATTAGAAATTTTTTCTTTTGGAATTTTTTCAGAAAAAACATTATAGTTATTGGTTGGACTAACATTTGTTTTAACTCGTATTGTTGAGTCTGCTGTTCCAAGAACGTTAGTATCTTGAATTCTAACAACTCTCGTATTTGTTCCAGTTCCAATGGAGTTTCCCCAAACATTTGCTGTGTAAATTCTTGCCGTTCCGCCTGGATTTAATGTAATTGTTCCAGAACTTGTTGTTGTAATTGAAAGGTTTCCATTATTTGTTACTGTATTAACATCTATCGTTCCAACGTTATTTATATTTGTAAAGTATCCGTCTGTAGCAGTAACAGATGAGGCATTAACACTACCTGTAAGTGAAATTCTTCCAGCATATATGATTGATTGGCTTTCATATGAACTATAGTACCAACCTCCAACATCGGTTAATCCTGAGTATAAAGACATTCCTCCATTTTTTCCAGACGGGCTTAATTGAAAGTCTGCTATTCTTCCGGCAGAAGCCGTAATTGTTCCACTAATATTTGCTCCGTCTGCTGTTAAATATCCATTTACATCTACTGAAAAATGTCCAGCAATAATTCTTCCATCAGAATATAAAGATGTTTTTGAGTTATATAGCCTATCTGTTGCAAGTGACCATCCACCAATTGTTCCAGACGATGCGGTTACTGCTCCATTAATGGTTAAGGCTGATCCATTCCAAACAAGTTTATCTCCAAGAGAAAAACTAGTTTGTCCTCCTACTAGTCCAACAAAAAATGGCGTGTTTGAAACTCCGTGTTGTCCAACACCAGAATACATTGCGCTTGCTGTTACTGTAAGATCAGATACTTTAAATGTTGTTCCGTCGTAGTGGAGACCACTACCAATTGAAAACTTATTTTCGTTATCTATATAAAAAGCAGTTGAAGCAGATTTCCATGCTGGAATTGTTCCAGATGCTGCAATGTACATTTTTGCAGTAGTAGCACTCTGTAGAAATGTAATTGCCTTACTAGATGTTCCATTAAACTGAGATCTAATATATGCACCATCAAGACTCGTTCCAACTTCCCACCCTGCCGTGAGAGATCCTATACGACCAGAGGTAAAGTTAAACACACCGCCGCTAGAAAGTGACATTGTTTGTGTGCCAGAAGTATTATATCCAGAAATGCCAGTCTTATTAAAGACCAATCTTTCTCCAGAAGAAACTGAAGATCCAGCATATAGAGACCCATCTGTTAAGTGTACGTTTCCAGAAAACTCTCCACTTTCTGCATTTATATCACCCTGAACATATAGCGATGATGAAAAAGAATCCCAAACAAGTTTATCTTTTAATGAAAATTTACCATCTGAATCTAGATAAAATCCAGTATTTGAATTCATAAACGTGCCAGTTCCAGAATAAATTTTTCCTATTGGCGTTCCAAATTCTGGAGTATCTGACTTAATAGTAATCTGACTTGCTAAATCTGTACCAACATAAATAGCCTGATTTGCAGCGAGTGTTCCTGTACGAATTCTGTCTGCTGTAATATCGCCAATGTATGCATTATCAATATATGTGATCAAAGACGCTTGTGATGTTGCAGAGGCATCTGATGCGTTGCCTGCTCCGTCAACTACCTTCGTGTAAAAGTATTTAGATCCCACCGTTGATGAGTTAAAGTTATATGTAATTGTTCCAGTAGAACCATACCCAGTATTGTTTGTTGTAGATGGGCTAGTTGCTGGAATTGTTCCAATATATGTTCCACCACTATTTGTATTCGTGCTAGACACATAAACATCGAACCTAGCAATATCGTCTTCTAGAAAATCTGTATTATTTGCTTTTTTATTGCTATGCTTTATAACAATATTTTGATTGCCAGTCTGTGATGTATTTTGTACAAGAACCTGAATTGCTGCTGGAGTGCTTGGCTTGTCAATATCTTGTGGAGTAGCAAATGATACTACTGATGTATAAGAACTTAAGTTAAACACACTATCATATGCTGCTACCTTTATATAGTAAGTCGTAAATGGCAGCAGGTTATATATAGTATAAGATCTTCCTGGGGTTGAATAATAGGTCCAAGTAGATTGATCTGTACTTACCGCTAATTTGTATCCAAAAGGACTACCAGTTGCCGAAACATTCCAGGTTATTTCAGCGGTTTTATCAGTACTAGTTGTTGCAGTCAGACCAGTAGGAACAGACGGTGCTGTTGTGTCAACGTCTTCCACCGCATTTACTGTAATAAGGTTTGATTGCTTAATAGATGATTCGTTTTCAGATTCGTCAAATGCTGATACTCCAATATAGTAGTTACCCTCATCTCCAAGAGCAACAACTCCAGTATAAGACCTATCAGTTGCTCCTAGACCAGCGAACTCTTGGGTCCATGAACTTTCTGATTCTTTCCTTGAATATACAATAAATCCATCTATAATATTCGGAGTAGTCTGAACATATGTCCATGAAACTAAAAATGAATTTACTGCTCCAGATGCAACAACAATATCTGGCGGCCTAAGTTCTAATTCATCAATGTATGAGTACCTACGGTATGTGGAAGGTATCGTAGACGACCCAGTTGCACTTACTGATAGAACACGAATATAAATAACATTTAAAGATACGCCAAATGTTGCAAGAAGCATCTCGTTACTAAAATAGGTAGATGTTTCTGTTGCATCAATTGATGTTTTATTGATAAAGTCTGATGTATCTGCTATTTCTACAACGTATCTTACAGCCTCTGGCTTTTGTAGATTTGTTGCTGGTGGATTCCAGCGAATAATAATTCCAGAACTATTTGATGCAGTTACAACAGAAATAGTATCTTGATCTACTTGTTCTGGGGCTGGAGTATCATTTACAGTAAACTCATATACTACAGAGTTGCCACTTTCTGTTCCGTTTGCATCTACTGATCTATAGCGTAGTTTATATGTTTTTCCTGGAATAAGATTAGGTACAATTTTATCCATTAAAAGTTCACCGTCAATCTATACTCTACATCTACTGTAAATCCAGAGGACTTTTCTCTTACAGTTGCTGGAACAGTTCTAGCCACCATTGAGTTAAGTGGATTAATTGAATCCGCGTCGTCCATTCTTAGTCCATCCATTTTTAACCAATTACTTGATGAATTATTGGTTATCTTTACATAAGATAAAGATGCAAGATTAGATGATACAGAAGTCATTGGCTTTTGGAAGATTACATATTTAGTTGAGCCGCTTGCAGATGCTACAACCATTTTTCCACCACTTGGTGTACTTGTTCCATTTGTAATTCCAGTTTCAGAGAATGTAACGCTAGTTGAATTTCCAGATGTGTCATATAGTTCGACGGTAAAATTAAAACTGTTTCCAGCAGTAATAAAAGCACAGTTAATATAATCTGATACATTAAATCTTGAATAGTCTCCAGCGGAGGGGATTGAACATGTTCCACCACTAGTATCAATTTTTGCACCAGTACTACCAATTCTAAAGTCAGCGCTTGAGTCTAGTCCAGAGGTAGCGCCAGTAAATGTAGCACCGTCACCCTGACTAAATGTTGCTAATAGTAAACCATCTATAGTGTTTCCAGATACAGTAGATTGTTTTGGAAAAATTCCAATTTCATAAATCTTATATTCATCATTAATTGGCGCTGATCCTTGGAACACTACCTGCTCATCTACACCGCTAATTGTTGAAGCAACTACTGGAAATCTGCCAACCTCAAAGTTAAGTCTAGTATCTGATGCTGTTGTTGCAGCATTTCCAATTCCAACTGCAATTTCACTTACAAGTGATGGCTGTACTCCAGCAAGGTAGCGCAAAGCGATGGCTTTTCCATTAGTAGTAATCATTGTACCTCTAGTATATCAACTCTATAGTCTACTACACCATTTACATCTGGTAGCGATAGTTTCATATCATATCTTGCAGTACCATCTGGATTAGATCTCACCTGATTTTCAACAAATCCAGTAGGAGTTGCTGCACCAAACAAATATGATGTGTTAAATTCTGATTCTGAACGATTTCTTGGAGGAGCAACAATAATATCATCAATGTCCTGTATACCAACAAGGCTATCATAGTCAACTCTCTTATCGTCATCTTGATATAAAACAGAAACTGCAAGTGTAGTTGGTATTTGGTCAATTTCTCCAATATTATTATTTGCTACTAAAGAGTCTACTGATGCTTCAAAGTTACGGTAAAGATTAATCGCGTATTGCTCTTGCTCTTTTGAGCCAACCTCGTCCATTCCAAGACCATAAAGTTCTTGAATATATGAATTTCCCCAGACTCGTGAGTTAGACACAACATCTGATGCGTCTGATTCGTTAAATGGGTCGGAGCCTATTGGCTTCTTAGGGTATCGCTTATTGTATTCTTCTTTTGCTTCCTTAACAGCACCCTTGCCATACTTTTGTTTTAGATCTTTACGGGCCTCTTTAAATTCTTTTTTCTCTTTACGAATATCTTTACGTTCTTGTTTAGTTACCTTACCGTCTTCCTTTGCCGCTGCTTTTGTTACAGCAACATCACGCTTTTCACTAACAAATCTTTCAATAGCCTTTTCTTTACCCTTTTTAGCCATTATAATATCTCCCTTACAGAAATTGTCATCTTTGGACCATCTCCATCAATATTATATTGAATTCCAGTAACAGTATAGTTTTTATCAGAAATATTATTTCTTGGGCTGTAGACCTTTACTAGATCTGTAATTTCATGGAATGGATTTGGAAAAATATCAATATTTGCAATAGTTGAACGCTCTACTGAATTTTTCATGATCCAGTTAAGAATTCTATTTGCATCAGATAGTCTTTGAACATATTCATTGTCTATCTTTATTGACTTTCTTCCATACTTTCTCCGTGACTCAAGAACGTTGTTTTTTAAATCTGAGTTATCATCTAGGTTATTTAAGAAAGTGTCTACTGATACCTTTTCGTTTGTTATGTCAAGTAGTGGGATACCGAAAACCTGTAATCCATATGAAGTATCTGAACTCATTACTATAGGATATCCGCGATTGCTAGAGACAACAATGTATCCGCCGAATGAATCTGAATAAAAATCTTCGACTGTGTATGCGCCAGTTATTCTTCCAAGATCTGCAAGAATTGTGCTAATAACTGGGAAGGCGTCATAGCGGAATTTTATCTTTTTCAATTGATAATAGTTTGATCCAAAGTTGTCAATGTCTACTGATCCGATGGCATTCTTAACAATATTATTTTCTATTTGAACGAGATCTTTGTCTGTACTATTTGCTGCAATTGCATCTGCATATCCTTTAACTTGATTAAGGTATTCTGCATTATCTGCTGGTAAAACAACTGCACTAAACTTATCAAAGATTGCTCCAGTATCTCCACGGACATACAAGAAGGCTTTTTGTGTTTCTTGTAGTGGATCTTTATCAGATGCACTAAAAACATATTTATTATTATAGTAGACCTCAAAGTCTCCACGGGTCTTATTTACAATTGATAGTTTTTGCATATTGCCAGTTTCTGCACTAAGCATTTTATCTAATGACATTCCTGCTTCTCTTGGCATTACTGGCTTATCTAAATCCTGATATCTAAGAATTTTAATTCTATTATTGTTTCCATAAACTTTATATAAAATAATACTTGTTGGTGCGCTGTCGTTTTTTTGATTCTTTAAGTCTGTGCAAAATTCAAGGTAGTATCCATTTCCATTACTTTCGTTAAAATCTATCGCAAGCCCAGCCGCCGCTGAATACCCAGTTAAAACATTTCCCAAACGCCCTCTTGATCTTACGGTTGTAAATGTTGCAGAGTACATGTTTCTTTTTGCTGGTAGTGTTCTGCATATTCCCTGGAATACTAAGTCTCCAGCGTAACTCATTTGAAGGATATCCTCAAAGTTCTTATCGTCTGCTACATCGGCAAGGTCACTCTGCATGAGAGCATATGCGCTTCCAGCACTTCCAGTTGCTCCATCATCAAGGGCTTGTCCTTTTAGGCTTCCCTTTAGTGCAACTCCACCCCACTCAATCATTCCAATATTTTGTAAAGTCTTCTTTTCATGTGTACCGCTAATTTGGAATTTTACTCCATTTGGTGGATTAAATCCATATGCTGTAATAATCTTTTCTCTATATTTATCTGGCACTCCTTCTTGTGCGCCAGCAGAATGTCTAGATACCTCAGTATTAAACATTCCTCTTCCATCGCTTTTTACGGCATATGCCTTGGTCTGTGTCCATGATGAAAGCGATGAATTTTCTGGAAATCCTGTTGTATCAAATTCCATAAAGATTCCCACATTTCCAGTTGGATGCGTAGAAACTCTTGGGCCAGACTCTTTAACAAAGTTTATATATTCTGCCTCAGAGAAGATCCATCTCTTTTGAGTTGTTGTTGCTCCAGTAGAGTCTACCGCTACCTTTTGGTACTCTATTCCATTATATTGAATAACCTCGTTATCTATTTTAAGAAATCCATTATATGGTCTAAGAGTTGCAGCAGCAATAAAACCAATACGAATAAACTTTACTTTTCCATCAATCGCGTTATTTGAAAGAACAACGCTTGAAAGATAGTTGTTTAGACTTGCGTAGCCAGAAGATCCGAATGCAGATCCAGTTGTTGACGCAGAGTATGAAGTAAGCCTAGTTTCATAGATGTCTTGTAGATATACTCCACCAGCCAAAACCTTTTCATTAGAGTCTTGATTACCACTTCTGTCAATGCTCCATACAGATTGAACAGCCAATGGGGATGAGAATCTTACTAGATCCTCTGGATTTATTACGCCACTTTGTTGTTTAAGAACAGCAATTGCTGGTGAGTCTGGAGCAACATCCCTCTTCCTAATTGACTTTACTTTATATGAAACCTCGCCGTCATTTACTGGCTCAGTTACGTCTTTTGATACCGCCATAATATTGGATAGATATGATGGTTCGGAGTACGAGTATGATGAGTCTTCTGGTGAAGATGATCTTGTAACCTCTGTTACTTCTCCAGTTGAGGTGTTAACATTAATATCTTCTGTGGTGAGCCACCATGAAACTGTTGGATCTGTTCTATTAATAATTTTGTCTTTAGTTGCAATAACTAAATATCCAAATGCGTCTATGTACATAGCGCTTTGAGTTGCCTCACAAATCTTATCAAGTACCTCTGCAGCGGTCTTTCCTTCTCCTGCATAAAAATACTGAATTGTTTCGTTATCTGTTCCTGCGTCCTTAAATTTAATATTTGTGTATCCAAGTGCGTGCATTACTGTTTGAACAGCAAACGATACTGGAGAGTCTGTAAATGTCTGATGAACTAGGAATGGTGGAATTGTTTGTGATTGCAACACCTTCATAAAGTCATATAGGTCTGCGGTAACGGTATATTCTCTATCCTCATTCCAGTTTTCTGTATACATTTTCTTAATTGGAATCTGATAATTTCTTTCAGATGGTAGCCCTTCATCAAGTAGGAATGTTTGATAGGCAGAGATTTCTATTCCCTTGCCAATTGCCCCATAAAGCATTGATAGCGGATTGTCATTAAAGAATCCACCGTCTGTATTTGATAGAGTAATTGAACCAGTACCCATAACGGTGTTTGCAGTTGGCAAGCCAGTAGTTTGATCTCCAATAGTAGTTGAAGCATTATAACTTTCTACATAATCAGTAAGGTCTACTGCAAGCCGTGGAGATAGTTCAATGAGTTCAAATGGTATCCCAGAGGCAGTCATTGTGTCTACTCTAAGACGAATTCCAATAATTTTATCTGCTTCCTGTTGGAATTCAGATAGTGAACTTTCACCAGTTGCCTTGTCAAACTTGGTTTGTCCTTCTACCAAGAAGTCTGCTAGTTGTGTTGGGTATTCATATCCCTCCAGCACACTCCATGAACCAACGCCGCTTGAGTTTGGAGATCCAGTCTGACGGTAAATCCTTAGTTCTCCATCACTATTCTTTGCTGGAATATTTGTTTTTCCTGTGCTGTCAAAAATGTTTATCCAGTTATATGCTGTTCCATTCTTTTTTAGAACATCAATATAGAATCTTGATGGAACGCCAAGGTGTGTTTGATATTTAACTGTAATGACATTACACCAAAATTCTTGAGAGTATACGGCGAATGGGTACGGCCTTCCAATAGTTGCACCATTTATGTCTGTGGTGATAAAACTATTATCTGATGCCGTTGTACCTGGCACTACCCCATTTACTTCGCCGTATGTCGCAGAACACCAATATTTATAAACCATATCCTCGCCAGCAAGATATGGCTTAACCGTAGGTGATGCGGAGCCTCCAGGAATATTGTCAAGTTCGTTGACACTAGGAAGATAATCTACAATATTTCCGTTGCCTCCAGAGAATAAATATGCAACACCTGCAGTTGGTCTAAATTGGCTAAAGCAATCGTATAAAGAGTAATACTTATCTATAGTTAAGTTACTCTTTTCAAGAGTTTGAATGTCTGTTGGAGCAGCAAACTCATCGTCAATAACGGTGTCATAAAATACTTTATTTCTTCCATCGACATAGTTGTTGTCTTTTATGTACGTCGGAGAACTTGATCTATAAACACCAAATTCTGATATATCTAAAATTGAATTATAATTCCACTCGCCAATAATTCTGTGCGATGATTTTACTGAGTATGACTTTTTTAATAAATTATTAAGAGTTGTTGTATCTCCAGAAACAACTTCTGCAATTTCAATCATGCTTCCACCAACGACATTGATACTGACCAGAGATCATTATACTGACCGCGCTTAATTACTGAATATGAAAAGTCCTGAAAGAATACTGGAACAACTTCCGATGCTCTTGTGAGTTTCTGATATCTATCATTACCAGTTCCCATTGCGTGAACGCGGTCGTAACAAAGAATAAGGTAGAACTCTCCAGTATGATCTTCATACCATTCAAGCATGTCATCTGCTGCTAAGTAGTTTGGATTAACCTCTGTTGATCCGTTATAGTATCTTTCTGAAATAAAGTCTAGTGATGTTGTGTTTGGATTAATGGCCCTTGATGGAATGCTTGACCAATCTAGTGAATATGTATTCTTATCTGCAATATGATAAGAACGCATTCTTCCATTAATCATTCTTTGACGATACTCAATTCTTTCTGGACTAATCTCAATAGGCGATCTGTTGTCGTCGGTGAGATATTTAAAATCTCCTGTTAAGTCTGTACCACTCAAAACTGGTGGCTCTGCACAAAATGCGGCTATTGCTGGACGAATATACTTCTTCTCTGCACCATAATTAGCCATTATCTCTTCAAACTCCTAGCGTTTTCGCGTTGGCGAGCCTTTGCAAAAACCTTATTAGCAATTTCGTCTGCGCCTGCATTTGTACCATTGACAGTAACATTAATATTATACACCGCGCCAGAGCCTGATCCAGAAACATTTGCGCTTGGAGCAGATGGAGCAGTAAATGCTGGTCCGATCTGACCGCCCATTGCAAATCCTGGCATTTTTCCACGCTGATTCATGTAGTCAAGTGTATTTGTTCCTAATGACGCGGCGCTTGAAGCCTTAATGACATACTCGCCATTTGAAAGCATTGCTGGAATCGAATCTGAGGTTCCGCTACCGCGACCAGAAACCCTTCCTCCAACTGCAAATCCGATAGAGAATGGACTTCCTTGCCCTGGCGCATCTCCTCCTTCGCCACCACCAGTAATTGGAAGATATGCTGGAATGTCTTTTCCTGCCATGGGCCAATTTGGACGGCGTGCTCCTAGGTAGTACTTCTTATACCAACCGTCTGTCCAAGGGGAAACTTGAACGCCTCCACCAGTTGAGTGAAGAATTCTATTGTTTCCATAGTAGAATCCAACGTGGTTAGGTTGTCCAGGTGAACGTGCTAGTCTTCCACTAAGGGTTGGATCTCCCCAGAAAAGAAGGTCTCCAACCTGTAGTTGTTGTCCAGGCTTAATAGTTCCAAATTTAGAGTCTGCCATTTGTGATGGAGAGTATGCTGCAGTTTTAATTCCAGCCTTTGAAAGTACATATGATGTAAATCCAGAGCAGTCAAATCCTTTTAGTGGGTCGCTACTGCCTGCAATATATGGAAGTGGATCAAGTTTATCAAACATTGACTTAAGGAATGATGAAATTGATGAGGCTCCTTCTTTACCAAGTATTGGGAAGTTTGCCTCTATTCCCTTTGCATCAATATTAGACCTATTGATTCTTCTTGCAAAGTTGCCTGCAGCAGACCCAAAGAATGAATAGAATGGGTTGCTAGTTGCAAGGCCACCGTTTGCGAATCTTGGCATTCTACTATTTGGAGTAATCATTCCACTTTGGAATGGTTGGAAATATTCTGGACCTCTTTCTCCAACTATATATCCTTGACCTCTTGCAACATATCCACCAGATGCTCTTGCTCCATAACGATTTGCAAGCATTCTTTCTTCTTCTTTGCTATAGGCATTCATTGTTTGTGCTGAAGAAATTCTTCTAAATTCACTTCGTAATACACGCTCTGCCACGTCTTTATCAATTCCTAGCGTGTCTGCCATTTGTTGGAATATCGCATCAAGGAGTTTTCCATATTCTGTTGTGAGAGAGTTTCCTACTGTTTGCATAGCAGACGCAAGTTGAGTCTTAAGACTATCAAATCCTGGTCCAAGGGCATCTCCTGCTTTAATCAAAGCGTCTTGAATTGACTTAGAGAATTGTTTTTGTTCTTCTTCTGTAATCATGCCGTCTTGCATAATCTGATCAAAGAGTTTTTGTGGTCCAGAAAGAATGTCGTTAATTTGAGCCTTTCTTCTTTCTAGATTAAAGATTTGCTTTTCAATTGCTTTCTGTGATGCCTTAACGCCATCTTGAATTGACTGTGAAAGTTTATCATTTGCATCGATCTGATCCTGAATAGCCTTGACCCGAGCGTCTGACTCTTCTTGAATTGCTTTCTTTCTATCTTCTAGAGCCTGAATTGCAAGGTCTTTATTTCTCTGCTCAGACTCTGCAGCCATTTGTGATTGAGCAGTAATGAATCCTGCAATATCGCCTTGAGCAAGAGCGCTTAGCGCTCCAATTCCTCTTTGACGTTGCTGCTCATCAAAACTTGCCTGTTCTTTTGCCTTTTGTAATGATTCAATTTGTTTATCAATAAGTTTAGTGCGAGCGTCTGTATTCTCCTGAATATCTTTTTGCTGTTCTTGAAGGGCATCATTTTCTTTAGCAATAGCATCTGCAGATTCTTGTGCATTCTCTTGGACAGCCTTTGATTGCTCATTTAGTTTAGTAATTCTACTATCTATACCTTGAGTTACCATGCCCTGAACTTGCTGTAATTCTTGAAGTTCTGTTTTTGCAAGTTGTCCATAAGCATTTGCTAGATTAGATATTTCTAATGCAGCCATGTTTGAAGCAGTAGCATTCTTAATAATGAAAAGTTCTGTTTCACTTAATCCGTCTGCTGCCATTTTTGCAATTCCAGGAACGCTCATTAGAGTTGCATTAAAGACAGTCATTGCTTGTTCTGCTGTTTCAGACTTTGAAGCAAGGTTTGTAAATACTTGAATAGTTGCTGGATCTGCACCAATTGAAACTAGTTGTGCTTGCATCTCTGTTGATGCTGCCTGAAGTTTTCTGAATCGCTCATCATTATCTGTAACAGCAACAATTGAATCTACTAGAGAATTCATTCCCTGAATAGCAAGAGATGGATCTGTGGCAAATGCACCCATAATATTTTTAATTGCTGGAGCAATAAGTTCTTCTGAATATGTTGCAGACTTTCTTAAAGAATTCATTTCTTGTGTCAGTCTTTCTGACTGATTTGCAAGATCGCCATATACTTTTACATCTTGTGCAAACTGATCTGTTGGAAGACCTTCTTTAACTGCTTTTCTATATTCTTCTGCAGCAGTTGTAAATCCAAAGATATCAAAGCCCTCTTTGCCCTTGATAATTTCCTGCATCTTGCTGCTAACTTGACTTTCTTGTTTTTGAAGTTCTCCAATAATATTTGGAATGTTAGCCTGCGCTTTAATATATTCTTCCTGGGCCTTCATTGCTTGTTCTGGAGTATTTATTCCAGTAAGTTCTGCCTTGATTGATAGAACAACCTCAGTTTTTTGTGCTTGACGAGCAATCTCTTCAACAATTGCCTTTGCCTGATCTGGTCCAAAACCTCTCATAATCATTGATGAATATGCAGCAACTAATTCATTTCCAGCGGTTTCTGTTCCCAGAACTTTAAGTTTTTCAATAAGCGTTTGATAGTCTTCTGTTACCTGAGACTTCATTTGATCGGATAGCGTTACAGCATTCTGAACCGAGGTATCTCCTCTTAAGGCATCAAGCGATGCCTTTATTCTATCTACACCTTCTGCTGCACTCTTTGCCTCTATGCCAAATGATTCTGCAAGTTTTTGTGATGTTTCTAGAGCAGCCCTAGTTGAAGCCTTGGCATTTTCAACGGACTCTTGATATTTACCCCACGCAATAACTGCTGCTGTAATTCCTAGGCCTACTGCAATACCGACTGGACCGCCAAGCATACTGATGAATCTTCCTCCAGTAAGCAATGCTGAAGATCCTACCCTTGCCCCAAGACCAATCCTAGATGCATTTGCAGCAGTTTTAGATGCTGCTAATGCTTGTGTTGGATTCATTATTCCATATTGTGAAGATCTTGCTGCTAGTCCTGCAGCAGCAGCCTTAGACTGACCACTAAGAAAAACGTTTCTTCCGCCTCTTTGAAGTGCATTTCCTGCTGCTTTAAGGCCAAGGAAGCCTCTTCCAGCGCCCCCAAGTCTCGGCATTCCACTCATGAGTTGCATTGCCATGCCAGCCATAGAAGCAGCGGCAGCGAGCATTGTAAGTTTATCTGTTGCCTCTGCCATTCCATCATTCATCTGACCAAGCATTGGAAGTGCCATCATAGCCATGAATCCAGCATTCATCATTGTTCCGCTACGGCGCATCATTCCTTGCTTTAGAGATGAAACTCTTCCATTTTTATCAACATATGCTCCATTGTCTGCAAGATATGCCTGAGGAATCATTGTCTCTGCTGTTCCTCGTCCGACTGCTATTGGAGTAGTTCCCTCTGGAATTCCTGCTAGTTTTTTTCTAGTCTTTCGATCTAAAACATCCATTCCAGTAATACTTCCAGTTGTTGCATGAAGAGGAACCGCTGGATTTCTTACTCCTGCACTTGAAGATGTTTCTTTTGAAACTCCATATTCAATAAGTGGCCTGTCACCGACTATTGTTGTCCTTGCTCTTTCATATAGAGCATCCCTTATTGCCCCTGGATCTTTTGCAGCATATATTCTTTGAAAAATATCTTCTGCAGCAGCGCGAGCATACTTTTCTTTATCATATACTGATCCAAATAGAGAATTTGGTAATAATGTAAGTTCTGTTAGTGCTGCTCTTTGTGCAAGCCTTCTTTGATATGTAGCATTTCTTCCTTCTTTATTTGGTGTTTGTTGTACAACAGCCTTAATTTCTCTTTTAAGATATTCTGCTGCTGGACCTGGCTTTACTTTCTTTTCTGCGGCATCATCTAGCATTTTTCTATATGCGCCTGTTAGTTCATCAAAGGTTACTGGTCCTTTTATTCCAAGTGTTTTATACATTTGGTTAAGATCTTGTGACTCTGCCTGTGAAATTCCAGCAAATGGTTTTCTTTCTCCTAATTTAAAGTCTGGTCCAGCAAAGTGGGAGCGTGCCCAATAATCTTCTTTTGCACCAGGAATTGTGCGTGGATCAAAAAATAGATCTTTAGAAAATCCAAGTCTATTTGGATCAAATGGCGTAACAAAATCTCCATCTACATATCCACGAACACTACCACTATTTATTGATCGTAGAAGAGGCGCATATTTCTTTGCTTGTTCTTTCCTAACAACAAACTCGCCTGGTTCAAGTAGTGCTGGAACAATATCTCCGCCACCGTATCCAGAAATTCCACCGCCGTTAGCCTTTTTAATTCTTGGAACTGGTGGAATTGTTGCGCCCTTTGTAATAAAGTTTGGATTTTGTGCAGCAATTTGACCAAGCCTTCTTTGATATTGAGCAAGAAGGGTATTAAGTTCTGACAATGAAGTCTTTTGTCTATCAAAACTATTTGATAGAATATCTGTTGCTTGAGCAGCAGCAACCTGCTCTGCGTCAAGTAGTTCAAATTTTTCTGTTGGTAGGCCGAGTATTTTTCTTGAAAGGTTAACTATTCCCATGACACCCTTTTGAGTATATCCAAGGAAGTTACCCATAATACCAGCCATCATAATAAGTGGACCAGCGACTGCTACTAGCGTCCCTATAAGTTTAATTCCGCTTTTAAGTCCTTCTGGCATATTATTAAAAGCATCTGTAATTGTAGTTATTGCATCTGCGCCTTTTTGAAGAACTGGAATAAGCATATTAGTTAGAATTTCTCCAACTGGAAGCAAGGCAACCTTAATGCTTTCCATTGCTCTTTGCCATCTCATTGATGCAGACTCTGTAAGAGTCTTAATTTCGCTATTTGCAATGTCAGCAAGGTCTTTTGACGACTTGCCCATGAGTTCAAAAACTTTTTCTGTTTGAGATCCAGACTTTCCAATATTATCGAATAGGGCAGAGATTCTTGCAAACTGGTATTTGCCAAAAATTTCTTCAATAATTTGTGCTCTGCCAAATGAATCAATCTTTTCTAAAGCACCTTGTAGGCTTTGTAGCGTTGGCATAAGTTGTCCACGATTAGCAGCAACAATTCCTTCTAGGTCTACTCCAAACTTCTTGGCAACATCAGAGGCCTTCTGTGTTGGGTTAATCATTGATGCCAGACCAGACTTAATTGCGTTTGCTGCTTCTGCTGCAGGAATACCACCCTCGCGCATAGCGGTAAGCATTGCTGCAAGATCTTTAATATCTCCGCCAAGTGCGCGTACTACTGGTCCAGCCTTTGGAATTGCTGTTGTAAGGTCATCAAGGCTGGTTGTAGTTTGGTTTTCTACTGCGTTAAGGAAGTTAATTGAGTCAGCGAGTTCTTCTGTGTTTAGTTTAAATGCTGATTGAATAGATAGTGTTGCTTGCATTGCCTGTTGGCGATCAACTTCACCAAGAACTGCAAGCCTTGTTGTCTGTGATACGGAATCAATTAATTTCTGACCCTCTAGGCCAGTTGCAGCCAAATCTGCTGCAAGTGCTGCCGTTTCTTTAGCAGCAATTCCGTAGTTCTGTGCAAAAGCAGTTGCAACTTCTTCTACCTGCTGTCTAATCTTTGCAGTAGCCTGTGCATTTGATGTAACAAGATCTGATCCATAAACCTTTTGAAGCCTAGTAAGTTCTTTATCAACATCGCGGAAGGCCTTTGATGCAGTTGCAGCAAAAATTGTAAGTGGAACAGTAAGACCAACAGTTAACTGACGACCAGCCCATTGAGTATTTTTACCCCAGTCAATAAGTTTCTGTGCTCCACCCTGCACAAGAGCATTAAAAATTGACCATTGCTTTGAGGCCAATTGCATTTTTGTTGTAACGTTATCATCAATCCACTTTGGAGTGATAACCATTCCCTGACCTCTGCCACCCTGACCACCAAGACCGATAGTAGTAGACTGCATAAGTTTAACTTGCTCATAAGCCAGTCTCTTAGCCAAAGATGCTTGTTTGGTATATGCTCTTCCTGCTTCTCTGTAATATTCTCTAAGAGTAAGTTTATTTCTAGCGAGTGCTTTACCAAATTGATCTGTTGCAGTAGCAAGTTCTACAAACGATGTTCTATATCCACCAATTGTTCCTAAAGATGCAACAAAATCTTTTGTTGCCGCCATTTTTGCACGTTGAGCAGCAACGCTCATGCTATTAAATGCAGCAGCAGTTAGATTAACATTTTTTGATAATACTCTTAGTGATGAGTTAGCATTAGTAAAGTCTGCATCTAGCGAAAGCCTAGTCTTAATATTTGCGTCTGCCATTACTCACCACCCACAATTTCATAACCAAGTCCAAGTTGAGCCATTTCAATAGACTCTGAGGATACGTTTTTACCACTTGCGCGTGCGGCAACACGAGCATAAATATCATTTAGTGTGGCTGGCGCTTGGTCATTTTCTTCTGGTGCGTTATCAAGGTCTACGCCTTGCATGGCAGCAGAAAATCTATTATGTCGCTCTTCGCGCTTATAAATTGCATTGAGGGTGGTCGTTAATTCTTGCATTGATAGACTTGATTCAAGTTCTTCGTAGTCTCTCCAATGACCCAGAAGAAAAACTTCTGCTTCGTATGCGGCTAGGTCTAGATCTGACCAACTAGTTCCGTCACCGCCGCTTGAAGATTTGGGTCATTCAACTTGATATCAGCAGCCACCTCCAGTACTTTATACATTGTTTGAAGATCAATAGCGTCTTCAAAAACATCTTTATTTTCTGCTAAGTCTGGGGCAAATTGACGGAATGCAATTCTCGCACACTCAGATACTACGTCAAGGAATGCGATTTCATTCTCTGCTTCCTGGGCCTTTTCCCAGACCTTCATCAGTTCACGCAAGTTCTTAATGCTGAGTGGCTTAATTGTAATGTTTCTGCCATCTAGTAATTCGATTTCGATTGTTTCATAAATTTTTGTTGCCAAGATTATCCTCCTAGTGTCTGTAATAATTATATACTAATAACATGCATAATGGCAGGGCTAAAAGCCCTGCCATTACACAAAACAATATTTAATTATTAAGCATAAACTCTGTCGATGATCTTTCCATATGTTGCTGAAACGCCATCGGCTGCTACCTTTGTGCTGTCTGGAAGTAGACGGAAGTTAACTGGGAATACAGTTGCCTCATTTCTACGAATACCAACTTCAACGGTTTCCATAGAAAGAGCACGGTATCCAATGTAAACTCTTTCTGCCTTTGTCTTACCAGATACAACTGTCTTAAGGCTATCTGGGGCTGGACCAACGATTGCAATGGAACGCTCAATTGGTGAGTAACCAAGTGAACCACCGTTAACAATCATTTCCTGGCTGTTTGTACCAGATGCTACTGCGCTACCCAAGTCCTCATCTACACCACCAAGGGTAATGAGAAGGTTCTCTAGGGTTGCCTCTGTGAGAGTTGTTGCTACCATAACTTGCTGACCCTGCTTGAAGATCTTAGCAACGTCAAGCAACTGGTCTACCTGTACTTCACCATAGTCTGGGGTAAAGGTAATTGATGCACCATCGCTGGTGTATCCAACGTTTCTCCACTTTGTATCGTCAACGTTGTCTGGGTCTTGGAATGTACCAGAAGCATCGAATGTTGTTGGTGACTTTGGAAGATCTGTTTCATCATATACTGATGTCTGTGATGTACCAATGTAAAGTACACCAGCACCTACAACGATGTTCTTAGCGTTATTCTGAACTGCTGCCATGTTTTATTTTGCACCTCCTTTTTCTTTTAAAATAGGGTGCTTCCTCATGATAATTTTATCATGCAGATGCTTATGATTTAGCGTATTCATACATCAGAACGATAGATGATGAGTTTCTAGTGTAATCATAGCCTTCATTATCGCTGATATATGATCCTTGAACACATTTTATGCTTTTAAATGAGATACCTACAAGTTCATCTACGCCACCAGTATTTATACCGTTAGCAATCCACTCGTTTACACGCTCTGCGGTAGTATCAAATCTATTGAGCAAATCAAAAACAAAGTTCTTGATTTCATTAATTCGATATGTCTCTCCAATAATCTCAAGTTTGCCCTGCTCTTTTGTAATAGGCCAAAACGTTCCAGATGTTTGCGAGAATATATAATCATATACTACATATGCTGGACCTGTTGGATTAGTTGTTGGGCTATACCAACCAGTAGAATCTGTCTGCACCTTAGCAAAGAATGGACAGTCGTCAAAAGTTGGAGATGCTATTCCCCAAAGAGTTGCCTTGTCTTGTCTTAATGCCTCTGCCCACACATACTGAGAAATAATATAAATTGGAATATATTCTAAATCCCATATTCTAGAAGATGTTTCTCCACGAATAACACCGTCATATCTTGTGTCTATCCAATTGTTATAACTCATACGTCAATCCTTTCTACTGACTTTACAATATCTTCTGCTGCTCTTGAAGCATCTCCTAGAACACCTGAAATATTTTTCTTTGTTACTCGTGGAACGATAACTCTTGATTTTCTTTCCATTCCTTTAGTAATCTTATCAAAGAATCCTAAAGTAGTTAGAGATTTTGTAAAGTGATACTGCATAAAGTTTGATGTCTCATTTTCAAATGATCCTGCAACGTAGTCGCCACCAGGGTTTGGAACGAAACTTGGCTTGCTAGTAAAGACAGTATTTCCTTTATATTGATATTTTAGTTTTTGTACATTTTTTGGATAAATAGTTACAGGCTCTCCAATTTCCATTACGAAAGCCTTATTGTAAAACATATATCCATCTCTATTTGGCTCTGTAGATTGTAAAAGATTAAAATTAATGGTTACTGGATCTGTGTCAGACAGGCTGTATTCAAAGAGTCTTGCATTTGGATCTCCAGTTTTATCCCATTCATAAATATGATGAAAACTTTTGTGATCTGATCTCGCCTTAGCGTCTAGCATTTTAAAATAGTATTCTGTAGCGCCTCGCGCACCTGACCTTAAAATTCTTCTTCTTAAGTTTCCCTGTGTAAGTTGATTTACCATTTCGGCGTCAAATGCCACAACGTTTCTAATTTTATTTACTAGACCACCAGTATTAAAGGATAACAGTTGTGTTTTGCCGTTTATTCTAGTTATTGGGGAGGTATTTAGTCTCATACCTCTTCATCCAATACAAGAGATTGAATATCTTGTCTTTTAAGTATTGTTTCGTATCCAAGAACAGTTCCATCAAAGTCTACTAGTGGTGTAGATCCATTGACCTCAAAAATGGTTGCTCCAGCAATCCCAGCAGAAGTATTTTCTTCTTTCCATACAAGTATGCTGCTTGAGTTTCTAATATTTGATACGCGATATGTTGATGGAATTGGATCTGATGACCTTAGTTTAACTTCTTCTTTAGTAAGAATAATTGATTGATTTGATGATACTTCTGTTGAGTTTGTCCCACTAGACTTTGTTACATATCCTTTTGCAAGACAGTCGATAGTATCTACCACAGACCACTTCTTCTCTATCTCACCATTTTTCATATTATTTACAGTAGAAGTAACATCGTATAAATCTGCTTTCATTGAATACATCGAAGATGTTGTACATCTAAACATTAGATTGCCCTAAAGTTAAACTTCTTATATTGAGCAAGCAATGAATCAACGAAGATGTTTCCACTACCAAGACTAATTGAGTCTGCAAACGATAGGCTGAATGCATCATTTGAAATAGACTTAATACCCTTTGAGCGATACCCAAAGTCTTGACAAAGAAATTGTTCTACTAGAAGTACGGTTGCAAGATATACGTTATGCGGAACAAATTTTTCTCCAAATTCTCCATAAAACATATATCTTGAACCCTTTTTAAATATTGGAGATGATCCAATTACCGTAGTCTCTGCCCATTCTAGAATATCTTCACCTTCATTAGCAAAGCGCAATTGATATCCACTTGGAGAGATTGCTAAAACCCTGTCCCAATAGTTTAGAGTTGGATCTGCGGTAGTGTCATATAGAAGTTCATCGTTCTGATAAATTTTTGATACTGATACTACTTTATCGTTTAGATTAATTGCATCAGATCCTTGACCAAATGACTCAGACTTTGTATTCTTAAAAGCAAATGATGCAATATTACTGTCTATCCATGATCTTGCCATTCTTTCTAAATCTATAATTTTTGCATCTGGGTATTCAGTTGAGTCTAGTGATAGTTCTGATCTGATCTGAGAAGCAGTTGCGTATGGCCTTACAATGGCAATCTCATAGTTTGTAGATGCTCCTCCATTATAAGAAACAGAAAGAATTGCATGTCTGTCATATGCCGCCTGAGCCTTTGTAAGAACAATATTAAACGTTGTTCCAGATACTAGCGTTCCGTTTCCACTAGCAAATTGAGATCCTGTGTCAATATCCGTGAGAGTATACGCAAGCGTTGTTGTTCCAGATGGAGCAATTATGGATATTGTTAGTGTAGAGTCATACTCTCTTAGATATTCTTTCATTATTCACCGCTATAAAAAGCGGAGACCTCCTTTGGCGTTGCTTCTCTAATACGATGACTAGATCTGCTAAGTATTTCTTCTGCAATTTGTCTATCTACTACTTTATATGGCTCATCCTTTGTAAAAAGAATTCCTTTTACTAGGTACGCCGCCTGTGGATATATTGTTGTTAAGATTACCTCTGATTTAGTGTGATCTGTTACTTTTATTGAATCTTCTTTCTTTTCAACATTTCCACCGTCAATTGAATTAATACTGTTTAAATAATCTTGTTCTGTAAAATTATTATCTTTAAATATTTTTAATATTTCTGCTTTCTTTTTAGCGTCACCAATATCAATTCCGCTAATTCTAGCAATCTTCTTTAGTTCTGCAACTGTTTTATCTGAAAAAGACATTATTCCTCCTTTTTATATTTTACTATAAAAAAATGATGAAGCCCCGCCATTTCTGACGGGGCAACATCTATGTTTAGAACAATTATGCCTGCTCTGCGTATGCAACTGCTGACTTCTCTTCAACCATAACGCCGAAACGAACGTATACGGTGTACTCAATCGTGTCCTTCTTTGGCTTAAACTCGCGGTGTACTGTAACATCGCGCTGGAAGCCCCAAACACGGTTGCTTGGAAGAGTGATATCTGCGTAGTTGTCTGGGTAGAGAGGAACCTCAAGAACTGGAATGCCGAAGACGCGGTATTGTGCGCCTGAAGCACCGCCGAGGCGGGGAACCTGTCCGTCAATTACACGGACTGCTACTTCCTCAGGTACAGAACCCAACTTGCGTAGGTCTGCAACTAGTTCTGTGATGTGCTTGCTATTGGTGTAGAACTTAAGACCATCACGACGCGCCTTGAACTTACGGGGAAGTGCGTTGTAAAGAGCCTCAAGTGCGTCTAGGCCAAACTTCTCTGTTGAAGCAGAAGCGTTGTCCCAGATACCAGCCATATCAGCAATCGCTGCTGCTGCCTCATGACCCTCATCTGAAGTGTCACGAATCTGCTTAACGAAGCCGTTTAGTGTGTTCTGGTAGTAACCTGATGTTGAACCAGATGCACCATTGATAGCAATATCTTCAAGGTCATTACCAAACTGAGCAGCCATCAAGCGTACAACGTGATCCTCAAGAGCATCACCCTCAATGTTATCCTCAAGGGACTCTGTTGAGAGTTCGTAGTCTAGACGGAACTTGGTTGTTGTGATTTCCAACTTGGTGAACTGTGCAGTTGAGTTAGTGCCTGTGTTATCTGCCTGAGTTGCCTTTGCAACTAGACGAGTACCAACTCTTACCTTATCAATTTCTGCTGTGTTGCCGCGCATGGTAATTCTACGACCATCTTGTGCGAGTACCATCTCATCGAACATGTAGTCGATGAACTGACGGGACTGCTCTGGGCTAAGAACACCGCCAGTATCGCCTGCAGGTGCATTGGCTGTTGTCATTGCGCCTGGTGATTCTAGTGGTGAAATAAAAGTACCTGAAGCGGCAGCCTTATTGATTACATCACTCATTATTAACTTTTCACCTACCTTTCTTTTATTAGTTAAATAGTTCGGTGGAACCGAGGAAGCGCCCACCCCACTTAGACTTTCGAATAGTGGTTTCTTCTGGAGCAGTTGTGAACTCTCCAGACTTCTTTACTGCTGAATCATCCTCAAGTGAGTTAACACGAGAGTTAACTTCACCGATAACAGAATTAATATCAGCAAGAGCCTTTGATAGTTCGTCGTACTTGCCTGTAAGAGCCTTTGTAACGTCTGCTACTGCGGAAGCAAGAGTATTAATTGCTTCTGCTGTGCGCTCGTTATGCTCTGTAACATTAACGACAAATTCATTGAAAGACTTATTGATTTCGTCAGCCGCCTCACCGTTTTCGGTGGAAGCGTCTGCGGCCTCACCAGCATCAGCCTTTTCGACTGATTCCTCTTCTGGTGTTGATGTATCGTCAGAAGTCTCAGTCTCGTCGGACTTTTCTACAACTTCTGCTGTCTCATCGACAATATCATCTGTCTTAGCAACTTCAACATCTTCTACAGTTTCTTCTACTGTTTCGTTTTCAGCCACTTCAACACCTCCTTTTGTAATTTGGTCGGCAACTGACTGACTTTCAATTGCCTGTTCTGCTACATCGCTGTGTAGCAAGTCTGATTTTCTAGTGCGCTTTACGCCACTCTTAAACTTTCCCTGCTCAGGGTACTCATCAATAACGTCTTCACTAGTAATTGTATTTACATTTTCTACTTTTTCGAATGAATCTACTATGATAGAAATTGACTTTGTAAGATCATCTGAGTCAAGAACGTCTATCCAGCCAATATTTTCAAGTGACTTCTCGCAAAGAAGGCAGTCTTTTGTTTCTGCAATATCTGTAAATGCCATTTGGTCTGTCTCGCACCAAAAAACGTTTTGAATGTCTGACTTATTAAAGATACCGTCTGCTATGGCAGTACCAGATTCAGTCTTTTGGATTGAGAAAATATTTGCTAGTTGATTTGCTGGGCTATCTACTAGAGAAAGTTCTACGAGATCATAATCTTTAATAATTCTAACGTTCTTGTCGATAGACTTATCAAAAACCATTTCTGAGTCCTTAATGTTTCCTCCAATAGAAAATCCTGTGAGTGTTCCGTCAAGTACCATTTCCCAGACATTATCTGCGCCCTTTGAAATATATGTATCTACAAATACTCCAGAATATTGCTTGTTATCTTCTTTATTAAAAAATGATTCCTGTCTAAAGTTAACAACTTTGCCAGCAGGAATTGGCTGATGCATTAGTCTTACATTGCCACGGAAGTTTTCAAAAGCCTTTCTAGAAGCCTCTGATGTTACTGTATCGCCTTGACGATCAATATTGTCTAATGTAGCAAAGCCAGAAACAATTCTCTTTTCCTTGTCAACCTTTGAGATTGGCATGGTGAGAGTTACATTGTCGCCGTCGCTTGAGAAGTGTGCTTTTTGAAAATCTACCATAGCAATATAATTATATAACTTTATTCTTTATTACGCTTGCTGTCTACCGTCACCTTGTGTTGCGCGACCAGTTTCATTAACATCTGGAGCATTTGATTGACGCTGTTGGTCTCTTAAACGATTTCCATTTGCTTGCGTTCTTTGCTCTGCTGCTCCTTGTGCTGTAAGTTGAACTGGTTCATCGCCGCCTGGAATACTAGACATACCCATTCTTGTTCTTACTTCATTTGGAACAACAACCTTCATTCTTAAGTAAATTTCATCAATCTTACTTTGAGTTGCTTCATCTGTAAGAGTTAATTCATTAAACTCAAGTCTGAATACGTTTGTTTTTTCTGCAACAATACGATTAATTTTCTTTTCTAATGTATCTTGTGCAGGTCTTGTAACCTGTTCCTTGAATGTTCTGTCTGCTTCACGAGCAGCGGCTAGACCAACATTTTCTGTCATTCCAACCTTTGACCCTGGAACGCGGTGTGACATAAGAACTTCTCTATCATTTGCCTTTCTATAGTTTTCAAATGATGAGTCTTGAACCTTTGTTTCAATTGGCTCCATCTTAACTTCAACTTTATTATTTCCATCATCTGGTGGAAGTGGAACAATAACAGTTCTATGTGATTGACCACGGAGATTGTTTGAGAAGAATTCAAAAAGTTTTTCTTCTGATTGTGGAGAAATCTTTGCTCCCTTAATCCAAAGAATGTATCTTGGAACAGCCTTATTCTCAAAGTATTCAAGATTGAACCTTGACGCAAACTCTGTTCCAGCCATTGCATTCTTTGCTGCAACAATTGCTGGTACACCATAATATGTGCTTGTTGGGCTATAGGTCTTTAGATGAATAATCTCATTTGGCCTTGGGTCATTTCCTATTGGGTTTCCTGTAGATTCGTCCTGATAGTTTTTGAAGAATACTGCTTTGCCATTAACAATTTGTACAAAGCCGTCGCGCAAACGTCGCACGCGGATTGTTGCTGCAGGTATATGACCGATATAGCCAATTTCTCCAGTTGTTTTACGTCCAATTTCAATGTACCCATTTCCAGTTGATTCCTGATCAATTAGTGCCTTTGTTAGAACAGCAACGAATGTCTCTTCATCGTTTCTTGATTCTAGCCACTCAATTGTCTGATTCTTCATTCTTGCAAGTTTTCTACGAGCGCGAGCAACTTGATCTGGATCTGTCATCTCTTCAAGTGTTTGAATAACATCTAGTGTTGGTTTAAGATCGTATCCAAGCCCAACAATATTTGCGACCTTTGCATTAATTGCAGAATAGTTTGGAGATGAAATTTCATAAATCTTTGCGAGGGCAGCAAGATTATATGGAGGTTCGATAACATCAAAAATTCCATAGCCCATCTTCTCTGGCTGAATTTGTTTTGATGAACTTCCGTCGCCTGACTGCTCGTTATTATCAGCCTTTTCAAGTTTTCTTTTTGCGGATCGCTTAAAGTTGGTGCTTAGACCAGCAAACTTTAGCAGGTCTTCGCTTTCTAATTTAAAATCATCTTTATCTCCAAAGTTAACCCCAGTATTTGAAGTTGCCTTTGATATTTTAACGCCCTCAATTTCTTGCATTTTTAAAAGTTTCCCTCCATGCGCCAGTATCACCATATGGCGTAAGACCGCTTAACATTCTTTCTTTTTCAGACTCAAATTCTGATTCTGTTAGTCTTCCAACACCTGGAAGAAACTTTGCGGTTCCTTCTGGGCATCCCCAATATGCTGCTGCTTCTGCAATAATTTTCATTTTTTGAATATCATAGTTCCTTGATGGAATATTTAGGGTATTTCCATCATCATCCTGAAATGGATTTCCAGCCTTATCTAGCCAAATATATACACCAAAGTCTTCTGGATTTTCTACAGGAACAATTTTTTGTTGATGCTTTGACATGACACAATAATACCATTTTAGACATTAAAATGTCACTTGCTATGCAACAGTTATCCAGTTATCTGCATAAACCTGCACGTTACCTTCAATAATTTGAGGAATATCGTCTTCAGTTATGCTAATAATGTTTTCTCCAGAGTAAGAGTTTGATATTGCAAGTATTTGATTTGGAGATAATTCTTCTTCTACAATTCCTAAATATTGAATTGATACATTGCTTCCTCCTGTAGAATCTCCAAAATATATTCTTGGTGACTGTGCTGCTTTTACAATTAGCGGATTATCTAATACGATAGCAATGTGTGTCCAGGTGTCTAGAGGAATATCTATATCTAACCAATCAATGCCAGACGAAACGCTGCTAGTTGAATCAAGCACTCCGTTGATATATATGTCAGCAGATGATGGAGGTGTTGTAGACGCTACTGGGGTCCAGCCAATAATCTTTTTTGATGTATCTGTAGAGTTTCTTTTAATTAACATTGACATGCTTTTAACTCCACGATCCTCATCATTATCAAGTGAGGATACTGAGTAGTCTATATACCCACCGTTTCCAAAAAACTTTACTCCACTATGGTCTCCAAGATATATAGCACTTATTGTTTCATCTTGTATTGTCATTTTATTATCTGATGCAACAATCTGAACATTCTTTAAGTTATCTGATGCAATATATTGAACTGAAGACCCAGATGTAATCATTTTGCCAAATGACATAATTTTAAATTGACCAATAATTGGTGGAGTGTATAGACAGTCTTGTGAATCAAAAACTGTAGAAACAATAAACATGTTGTCTGCAATATTTGTTGTGCTGTTTATACTTAAGACATTTTCTTTTTCAAGGGACATGGTTTGTGATGCGATTAATGATGTTTCTCCGTAGTGGTTAATCGTTACTTCTGCCTCTGGATTTACAACTTTTGGGTATCCATTTTCTACTGTTATTGCACCTATAAACTTTTTATTTAATGAAGATGAGTATGCGTCAAGTGCGAATTGCTCAATTGGCATTATTACATTTAATGTGCCCTTCTTGTGCATTCGAATATATTGATTATATGTAATAGTAAAGTCTTCATAGAACGTATTAAAAATAGTAGTGCTGTTTGCTGCACCCATTGTTGAGTTATATTTTATGTATGACTTGAATAGAGTAATTCTAGAAAAGTATCCATTGCTAATTGAAAATACATTATCTACTGTTCCAGCAACATCGTCTACTATCTCTCCGCCAAATGTAATTGTTGAGTCATTTGAAAATATTGTTTTATCTACATTTGTGATGTATGTTCTGTTTCCATTTAAATGAATAACATATCTTTTATTAAGTTGATCGTATGACATTCCAAATAAGTTTGATGAATCTTCAGTTACTGAGCCAATATTTGTTTCTACATAGTTTACTGTTAGATGAGATAGTGAGTCTTTATACATTCTTACTAAAATATTTGCATTGTCTAAGACAACAGTTATTTTATTTTTTAATGTTTTATATGTTGAAAATAGGACAAACTCGTTTGATGTGTCAAGTGTAGTAGGAGTAAACGAGAAACCAATTCCAAATGTTTCTGCAAAATACTTTGATGCTTTTCTAATCTTCAAAATATTTGATGAGTTAAATTCAAATCTGGTGGCTGATGGTGATGGATTAATATATTCGATTAGATCTGAGTTATCAAGTTGGTATCCATATCTTCCATATATAACGTTTTCATATATTGGCTTTGCCTGAACGTTTTCTGATGGAACTATAAGTTCTAATACCTTGTTGCTTGTATTTCCGCTGAACTTTGTATATGAACCAGACAGGTTATCAAATATTTCTCCAGCGTAATCATATCCAAGCCCATAAACAATATGTCTTTTTGAATTTACCTCTGTGAGAATATATGGGTATAGAGCAATTGCATCTATTGTAGTTGTACCTAATTCATCATTTCCATAAAAATTAAAGTTTGTTGATGATGATGAGTGAGTATATGATGATGGTACGTTTCTGTTTGCCTTTTCATGCCTTATGCCATCTACTATAAGGTTAAAGTTTGATTTATAGCATGTAATAACAACATGATGTTGCATATTCCAAGAAGATACTGGTGCGGCAATAAAATAGTCATTATCTATATTTAAATAAATATAGTTTTTATAAATATATAACCCAAAAGACTCATCCGATCCAGCATCTAAAACTTTAAATTTTCCAGAAGAATCTGATTGATGTATTTTAATCCAAAACTCTAAAGACCAGGACTCTCCTATAGTATCTCCAGATAGTGTATTAAGCCTTGGAATAGTAAGTGATGGATTAGATCCATTATCTAAAATGATTGAAGAGTTTCCTCCACCTAAAACTAGTGGAATTCCAGTATTTATTACTTTCATTCCAGAGTTATATACATACTCTCCGCTATGTTCTCCCGATCCGCTTGTATCTAAAAAAGATGAACATGCAACATTCTCTGTAGCACTAGTAAGGTCATCGTCAAGCGTCCATACAGCAACAGGGTAATCTTTTAGTATAAGATCGGAATATTTCATGAGGCCTCTTATAAATTATAACGCAATTTAGACAGAGACTATATCACAAGATCCAGCAACACATGCAAGATCCTGAGTTCCAGTAGTTGTATCTGATTGCTCATAGTATGAAAGCCATACCCAATCAATTGTTTCTGGAGTTCTTGTTATCAATTCGTTATATTCTGACTCTGTAATTTCTTGGTATGGTGCTTGCTGATATGTGTGATCTGAGTGTGGAAGAAATGAAATTCCAGAGATTTCGTCCATGTGCTTAAACACCCATGCACCAACATCCATCCATTCATCTTCACGAACAGATACTGTAATTGAAGGCTTATGTTCTGCCCAATGTCTTTGATACATCAGCCAGAGTTCTAGATGCTTAATTGCGGTAAGGTCTGATCTTGTAAGCGCATTAGATGGAGCCTTGATTGGAAACGTAAATACTGTTGTGTCCATTGGCTTCATTACATCTGGTTCTGCAATTACTCCCATGTCTTTGAGCATTGTTGTAATTGGGTCTTTATTGTCTGCTCTAACTGTGCGAGCATAGAATTCGCTATGCCATGGGTGCATACCGCTTGCGCCATTAACAAGTTGTGAGACAGTACCGGAAGGCTTTACACAGGTAATGGCAGTAGCCTGGTTAATACCAATTTTTGAAGCCCACGCCTTATTAATTTCAACTGATTTCTCGCGCATTGCTGTCAGCCATTCGATTAGTTTTTCTTCACCCTCAGATCCATTAAGAACTGGGTGGCTAAGTTGATTTGTTAGAGATACACCAAGCAATCTTTCTTCTTCTGAGTTCTTTTGCCAAATTTTTCTAAGGTACTTAAAACGAGTAAACGTTGACTGTACAGTTCCAAGAATTGTTGCTGTCTCTACCTTTTCTAGTAGTTCTTCTAAAGTATCTGTTTCACGAACTACAACCTCTGTAAGATTACAGAATTGGTATGGTCGCAAAATAATTTCACTACATGGGTTAGTTCCAAATTCATGCTCTGGATCTCTTCTACCATTTTTCTTTGCAACATTCTTGGCAGCATCTCTAGAAAAAATACCGCGTTCGCCAGACTTTGAATCGTACAAAGCCTTCCACTCTGCCATAAAAACTTCCATTGTTGGAGTTTGTTCGTATACTGCTGAGTTGTTTGCTAGAGCACGCTGACCGTTATATTCCCACCAAGAACCAGACTTTGCGGCTGCCATATTTCGATCCTCTAGGTCGGACAGAGAAATCATTGCTGAGCGACGTACACCGCCCACAACAACAACTTCTGCAACCTTACACATAATGTCATGTGCTTCAAGTGGGGTGATCTTACGTCCTGCAGCGTTTCTAATAAGTTCTACTGAAAACTTAAACAGTCTATCCAATGGTTCTGGGCCAGACGCCCTTCCACCAAATGTCTTAAGTCTTTCTCCTGCAGGTCGAACCTTGCTCATGTCCCATGTTGGAATTTGACCTTGCCATAGCAACGCCAAAAGTTCCTTAAATGCTCGTGCCCAGCCAGCCTTTGAGTCCTCTACAATAATTACGGTAGAAGTCTCCTCAAAGTGCTCGTCTACTCGTGGCAACTGATTTACATAACGTGATTCTACTGAATATCCAACACCTGTTCCACACATAAGAATATACATTGCTTCATCAAATGATCTTAGTGAATCAACTGGTAGGTATGAGCAATTAAAAATACAAGTGTTATCTCTTTCAAGTGCTGGCCCAGCGGTCATCAAAGCACGCATTGAAGGCATTACCTTTGTAGCAATAATATCTTCACGAATCTTTTCAATGACCTTCTTGTTCATCTCAAAATTGCTGTGTTCTTTAAGAGCATTAAAGATGTAATCAACGTACCTATCCACAGTTTCATCCCAGTTTTCTCGGCGGTTTTCTTCTTCTATCCACCTTGCGTAACGGGTCTTGTGAATTACCTGCTGATAAGCAGAAGGTAGTTGATATGTCATATAAATCTCTCCATAAATTTTATTTTTTATATCTGCCATCAGCAGCGTATTTCTCTATTCTACGGCATGATCTATTTAGGAACAAGTTAGTCAGAGAGTGATAAACTTAACAACATGATAACGATACAAGAATTACATAAATATTATAAATTAGCAGATCAAGGATTAGTTAAAAAGTTTAATTGTCCATCAGATCATGATCATCCTGATCTTATTCCATCAGTAGATGAAAACGATAATCCTATACTTTACTGTTTAGGATGTTCGTCAAGAATTACTTTAGGTGAAAACCTATCTTCTATTATTAAATATTTATTATATTAAATAAATATATTATATATATTTATAATATTTATATTTTTTATATATATAAAAGAAAGTGTAGCAGACGTTTTTATGATCACTCTCTAAAAACAACTTGTTGTTACTAATTTGTTATCTGATCGTAACGTTCAAGAAATTCTTTTTTCACTAGACTGAAGTGATCTCCAACTTTCTTTTTCCAATTCCATTGATTATGAACTTCTGATGCTCTATCATAATAAACATCACACACATCTTGAGGACTATTATCAACAAAATTTTTCATTTTATTAACAACATCTTCATAGTCTGGCCTATACATCTTTCCAGGATGAATGTCTTGCCACAGAGAATAGTCTAAGTAACTATTGATTCTATGCTCTGGTAGTAAAAAGTTTGAATAATCCATCCACTTAGTGGTTGATATAACAGGCATCCCAGTAGCAAGAGCCTGTAGTGGAAGCAGACCAAACCCCTCGCCCCATGTTGGATAAATAAAACAATGAGCATTAGACATTAGTTTAGACATTTCTGGATACATTAAATTTTCTGTAACAACTTTTACGTTTGGCTCGTTGTATGGAATAGCAGATCCACCATATGCCTTAATAATAAGTTCTACGTTTTTATTTCCAGCAAAGTTTTCCATAAATGCATTAAACGTGTCGTATAGATTTTTGCGATATGCAGGTGCTCCAAAATGAATAAATGTTATTTTGTCATCTACAGTTCTCTTTGCTGGTTGCCATACATCGTCTATTCCATGACCAAATACCTTAATTGGACCACTAAAATATTCTGTAAATACATCTTTACAAAATTGATTTGGAACCCATAGTTCATCTATTTGTTCTAAATACTCATCCCACTTTGGCTTTAGCGACGTTGACTCCCAAGCGGTATATCCAATCTTGTAAGAGCGTTCTCCATAAAATTTATAAAACTGTGGATGAGCAAACGTTATTTCAATATCTGCTTTTCTATCTCTTACAACGGTATAGTCAAGTTTTGGTAGGGTGCTTAGAATTTTAAATGTTGCGTGTCCGTACCCAGTCATAACTGCTGAATCACAGTTATTCATGCTTATTTTCATGTTGTCCAATCTTTCTCACTATTCTACCTTAGAAATGAAAAAAGCCCCACATTATAGTGGGGCAATTTTCAATAAGCACTATGACTGCTTCTTTGATCCCTTTCCCCAACGATTATCAGATGGGTCAAGCGCTGTGATGATTAGTGGTAGTACAGAAGCAAGACCAGCAGCAAGCCAAGTCCTAAGTTCTGTAATATCTACTGAAAATACATCAGCGCCGTCTGCAAGGAATAGTCCAAGTACAACTGAAATGAACACCTTGACATAGGACTTTACGATTTCTAGAATCTTGTTATCCAAGGTAAACCTCCTTCTGGAGAAATTATACCCACATTGACTTCTGCGAATATCCATGATAAGGTAGATAAGTTGCCGCCGCAAGGAGGAAACATGACGAAAACGAAACTGGTAGGAGGAATTATGGCAATGGGATTTGTTGCAGGTGCTGTAATGGGAGTTGCTGCTCCCAATTCCTCTCAACAGGCTTATGCTAAGTCTGTACCAACTGCGACGGATGGGCTAACAGAGCCTACCGCCACAAATGTAGGACTTGTTCCTGCACAACAGGAGGCTACTGTAAAACGCCTACCAACTCTGCTGAGAGTTAATTCAGCAGATGACGAAAGAGGATTTGAAAAGAGTGCATATAAGGGGAAGTATTTTCACCGCGCCGATGAAACTCTACGTCGTTGCATTATCACAAGAGAGAGCCATGCGACCTATATGTTAAATGGCGGAGGGGCTTATCAATTCATGAGTTATGATAGATGGCCTATCTCACTTTCTTGGATGTTAAAGAAAGAAATACGCAAGCACTATGGAAAACGGCTTGCAAATAAGATGCAGAAAATACTTTCTCATCATGAAGTAAACGAATGGTCCCGTTATTGGCAGGACGCAGCATTCTATACGGTTCTTAATTACAAGGGCCGTCATTCTGGAATCAAGCATTGGACTGCGACTGTTCCAGGGACAGACTGCTTTTAAGTAGTACAATGGTGGGGGTGGTATACCCAATTTATTAGGTGGCAACAACTACCCCCACCACACTTATACTAGGAGAATTGTGAAAAAGGTTTTAGACCATGGATATGTTCGTCTTGTAAATAACATGGGCAGCGACTTGGACGTAGTAAATGCTGCTAGGGTTTCGTTTGATAAAGAAGTCGCAAAATTAGAAAACAAAGATGAAAGGCTCATTGAGTTTCTTGTACAACACAAGCATGATTCATGTCTACGACATTGTGTAATGACTTTTGAAGTATATGCACCACTTATGGTCGCTAGACAATGGTATAAGCACGTTGTGGCTGCAAGCGCCCTTGACGACCAACTAGGATGGAATGAATCTTCTCGTAGATATATTACTGAAAATGAAGAATTCTATGTGCCAGAAGCCTGGAGAAGCGTCCCCGAAAATAGAAAACAAGGCTCTGGAGATAACCTAGACTTAAAGACCTCACAAGTACTTTCTGGAGCGTTAGCGCAGCATATAGATACCGCATACACACTTTACAAAAACGCGCTAGAAGTTGGTGTCGCACCAGAACAAGCGCGATTGTTTTTGCCAGCATATGCGATGTATGTGCGCTGGCGTTGGACTGCATCCTTAAATGCTGTATTGCACTTTATTGCGTTACGCAACGCGACGGAGGCACAGGCAGAGATCCAAGAATACTCCAAAGCCATAGAAACCATTACATACGACTATTATCCAATTACAAGCAAGTATTGGAATAAATACCGATGAGATATGAACACATTGCTGATCCACCGCTACTCATCGTGCATGACACCTTCACAGATGAAGAACTACGTCGCGTGTGGAAAGAACTAGACTTTCTTACAGAAGAAGACTATATGCTTCCACCAGAAAGAACTGGAACTGCTACAAATGAGGACGGAAGCCCCAGGAAAAATAACGCAGCAAGGTTTATAGACCCATTCTATGCAGAAGGACTATATTCTCCAGTATGTTTATATACTGAAAAACTTATTGGATCTGATGTTCTAGAGCAATTAGAAAAGGTAAGCCCAACAAACAAGTTTTTCTCAAAAATTAATCATAGGTCAGTACTGATAAGTTACTATCAGAATTCTGGATACTACCATCCACATGAAGATTCATGTTTTTATACAATAACTACTTATCTATTCAAAGAGCCTAAAAGGTTTACTGGAGGAGATATTTCCATAGAATTTCGGGGCGCGAAAATAGAGATCCACATACACAACAATATGTCTATAATATTCCCATCCTTCTATCTACACGAAGTGTCTGAAATTAGGATGGAAGACAGACCATTCTCAGGTAATGGTAGATATTGTATTTCTCAATTTTTAGGAAGTAAGTCATGACCGAAGATACCGATCTTATTCTTTATATTATGCTAGGACGCATATATGATGTATTGATGATTATTGCTGATGAAATGGGAAGAGGTCAAGATGTACTTGAATTGCGTCAATTGCATGAGTCAGGAGAACTTATCTGTCCCCCGCCGTCTTTAAAACCTAGTCCTGATCCAAATGCCAATTAATATGATCGTCTACTTTATTACGAATATCTTTAATATCTGATGATGCTTCTGCTATATCCTTAGCAAATTGTGATTGATTGTATTCAAGACGATTAATAGCATCTCTCATTGACCCACCGCCATTTGGATGTAGTTCTTTTTTGATATCGCAAAGTTCTTCTTTTACGTCTTTGAGTAACCATTTAGAAATAATAGTAACTACAGCAACAATTGCTATAACTGCACCCGCCATCTGGCCTAAAAATATAATTAAATCGTCAACTTGCGGAGTGTCCATACATTCATAGTTCCTATTTAGTTTTTTACAGGCCAGCCTGTAAATTAATTTTATCACGAAAAGATTACGATGATATACTTTGCATATGGAAACAACAGTAACTTGTAAACTATGTGGAACAGAACTTAACATTACACTAGGTACATCAGAATCAATGAATATAGATGGAACAATGATTACAACAATTATTAGTGCAATGGGTTCAGCAATTCACGATTGCCCCGCGCTTTCTGCGTAACATTTTGTTATAAAATTTCGTTATAAATTTGTTATATATTGTTATCATTTTGTTATAGTTCAAATTGAGAAAAATGTTAATAATATTTTATTTTGTATGATGTTGATATTTGTGTCCAAAATGTCCGTTTTGAGTAGTGCGCCCATAAATGTTCCTTACGACCCCTATGTCCGTTTTGTGAGTTTTGTCATGGCGAATGGAATGCAGGCCCGTAGAATGGCGAAAGGACGGGAGGGTAGTTTCCTACCCCGCCGCCCTCTCGTGCCGCCTAGCGTCCCGCTAGATATCCTCGCCGCAGGTGTGGCAGTAGATCGCTGCCACTTGCTGGTCCCCGTTGTGATCTTCCTCCATGATCGCGCTGGTGAAATGATCTAGGTGTAGTGCCTTCCGTAGCCCGCGTGCCCATTCTGCGAACTCCATACCCTTGCGCTGCGCGTCGTGGGTCCATGCACCGTGGCAGGTGGCGCATAGCACCTGGCACTTAGACAGTTCCGCAAGCAGAGTGCGCGTGGAGTATCGGCGCACCATGTTCGCAGGGTGAACTACCTCGCCAGAGGCGTTGCGGTATTTGTTCGATGGATCTAGGTGGTCGAGCACTAGGCCCGCCGCGCTCGTGCGATATCCGCAGACTGTGCAACCGTGGGACAGTTTGTGCGCGTCAACTATGGCGCGATTGCGCTCCTGTGCCTGTCGTGAGATAGCCATCACGCACACTCCTCGCACCCGTAGGCCTGCAGGCAGTATTGGCACGCGCTGGCCTCGCAAGCCTCGCATGAGGCAAGCGGCGTCACGTTGTCGCACATATCGCAGGCGAACAGGTCGAAGTCCGAAAGGGAAAGGTGTTCTAGTTCTTGCATGACTGCCTCCAAGCGTTGTGAGGGGCAACGTCACAGACTGCACAACGCCGTCCCTCCTCCATAAAAATGATGTTGTGACTAGCGGCGTTAGCCTCTCGCACACTCGGCTCCATCGCGTTGACCGCGTGGCCTAGTTCGACCATCGTGTCCATTGTCCTTGCCTTTCGTGAGGTGTTTGTTCCCATGCCTTGATCCAAGCACCTTTCGATCATGTTGTCACGCCCAAACGGGAGCTTTTTTATCTTTTTTTTCAGAATGTTTATCCACAACCTTATCCACAGATTGTGCATAACCTGTGGAAAACCTGCAGTATCCCAAATGTCCGATTTGTCCATTGTGTCCGATTTGTCTCAAATGTCCGTTTTGCCCTAGTTTGTCCTAGAATGTCCGAATTGCCCTAGATTGTCCGATTTTGTTGTTTTTGTAACCTATTTACGAAAAGCCCGAAATATCACGAAAGTTCCTGGTGCTTTTGATCTAATTACGATAGGGGAAAATATCACGGAAAGTTTATCGTTTTGTTATCAAATAGGCTTGACTTTCATGGTTATGTATGGTTAGATATTAGTAATACAAAGAAAGGTAAGGAAATGCCAAAGGAATTCAAGATCGCCATCGTTCCCGCCGTTGCATTGTTCGCGCTTTGCACCTACATCTGTATGTCAGCCCTGCGTGCTATCTTTGCTTTCTAGGAGGAAATCATGATGCACATCTACTACTTAGGCCGCTACAAGAACAGCGAGCAAGACTACGACCGCGCTAGTGCGTGGGTAGCCAATGAGGTTGCGTCTAGTGGCGCGTCCTTTGCAGACTTTGAGATTGTGGAGGCATAATGAAACTCACTCATCGTGGCGAGGTTGCGATTGTCCTTGCTTTCATCGCTGGTTTTGCCTTTCTCTGTCATGTCTTTGGCGAGGGGGGATTCTAAATGATGTACCATATCGTTCACCCATTAGCACATGGCGTTAGTGTCATCACTAAGAAAGAAGTGCCCATTGCTATGGCTACCGCAGATACTTGCGAGATTGCATTCTTTGACCAAGATGGTGAATGGGTTACTGATATCGTTTCAGAGTTTGTAGAGTATGCAGATAGCGTAGAAGGTGGCACGCTTGTCTATGGCTATGTGCCAAATGAAGATGTCGAAAACTTTTTAGAAAAATATTCGTAATAGACTTGACAAACCCATTGATTTGGGTCCGGCCCCGAAATGTCCTATTTACGAAGTATGTACTTTTTCACAGAAAATATAACAGGTTTATAACAATATTGTTTATCATTTCGTTATAAATCAATGTCCGTTTTGTCATATCTACTCGTCAGTAAATGTCAGACCCCTCTGATAGTTTGTTTCTAGTAGAAAGGATTCACTTATGTTCATGTACATCATCTCCCTTGATTGTTCCCCCTGGAATGTCCCCGTCGTCTGCGATGAAATGTCAGACCCCTCGGATAGACTTCACCCATCAATGATGAATCACATTGTCGATATCGAAACGATTGGATTGGTAGCATGAGTACCCCCACCCTTCACCTTGCTGTCTGCCCGCGCTGTGCAGAAAACTTCCTCTCAACCTTTGAGGCAATCGACGATTGGGAAGATGTTTGCGAGAAGTGCTACGAGGACTTCCTGCTTGACCTCTACCCCGACCTTGACTGGCAAGCCGAATACCACCACCTTTAGGAGAAACATGACTTACACATTCACTACCCCATTCCTCCGCATTGATTGGCAGGAGGGTTCTCATACTGCTAACGTCACCACCGTTCGTGGAGATATGGACGTTTTCACGTTCGCATGGCACAAAGACTATCCCGATGTTGTGGACTTCACCGAAGCCCTTGCATCATGGGTCAACTACTCGCTCACCGTGGAGGACGCTAATGTCTAACTATCTTGACTACCTTCCCGAAGATGGCAACTTCACCGAAGATGAACTTTGGGACGCGATTGCAGAATCATTAGACGTTGATCCAGATGAGATCAGCGATGGAGATTTGGTGGACTACCTGTGAGCGATTACTTTATCTATCACCCAGGATCAGGAACAATGATCGCATTGTCAGATACTGTCTATGTCATTGACGCAACCTCTTTGACTGAACTAGAACTAGATGAATCAGAGGCAGGAGTGTTAGATATCTATCGCGTGATGGATATTGGTGTTCGCCTTGATAATGAATATTGGGACGAAGTACAAGATGCAATGGAGGCAATGTAATGAAAACTAATAGAGAACTCAATCCAACAGAGTTTGAGATTGCATTCCAACTAAAGAATGCGTTAAACGAGTTGAGAAACTATCAAGATATTCCCGCTGCTATTGAGCATATCGAATCAGCACTTACAAATCTGTATGAGTGGTGACTTGACAAACTGAGATCTCGGGGCCGGACGGAACAAATCGGACATTTACGACAACCTAAAAAAGTCACGGAAATGTAACAATTTTTATTTTTATCGGCGTGTCAACTTGACAGACATATCGGACATATCTCCGTTATCAAACCGTAATAAAACCTGTCCGTTTTGTATGTTTTTAGAATTAGGTAATGTCAGACCCCTAGTGTAGAGTGAGGGTACTAGTTAGAAAGGCTACAAAATGATTCACGGTATTTACACTCCAATTTCAATGACTGCCGCCGATATTATTGGCGAGGAAACTATCATGGGAAGTGGCGGTGCGCCTGTCGTTATCCGTCGCGTGTCTAATGATTCTAAGACTGTCACTTTCATGGACGTGTACCGTGGAAAATTGTTCCGATTCCGCAAAGATCAAGCGGTCACAGTCCTTATCCGAGAGGACGAAAATGACCCTATCGTGCAAGCGGAATTGGCTTGTGCATTAGCAGATAAGGGGGTACAATTCTAATATGATAAAGAATCGTAAGCGTACCCGTGAGGAAATTACCCGCGTGCAGGAATTGCGTCGTAGTAATGCTGCCATGCCTCACAAGAACAAGTCACGTTACACCCGCAAGGTGAAGCATAAGGGGCAAGCGTATGCTTGAGTTTATTCTAATCCTCGCCTGCTCTATTATCGGTGCTATCATTCTCGCCCTAGAACTCTAAGGAATAAAATGAAAATTGATCTAGACTATGACGCGCAATGCTATTGCGTAGATTGCTGCCCCGAAGGGTGTTGCCCTTGTGAGGACTGTAATGAGCCTTGCGACTGTCCATAACCTAATTCCATTCTATTGCGAACCCTGCCAGGAAATAGAGTTTTTCTGTGATACCTGCGGGGAAAACCTAATCGACTTGTCAGACCCCCATGCTAAGGTGAACCCATGATTAAAGAAATTATCGCTGCCAATACTGTCACCCTCTACACGGAACGCTTTCGCTTCCTCGCCCTTCAAGCCACTATGTCACAGATTGAGTCTGCTGCAACGTGGTACTATGACGCGCAGGAGGTTGCGGAGGACGTTGCGGAAAACTTAGGCGTATCGCTTGAGATCGGTGCTTCCATCGTTGCCGCATTCTCACCTCGTGAGCGTTGGGCAAGCAATGTTGCTAAGGCTCTCGCATTCTCATTAGGCAAGCCCGTTGCAGGATTGCAGAATAACTACCGTATGGCAGAACGTTCGATGGAATTGGGCTTTGACGCGCTCAACGGACTAAAGACTAATGCGTTCGCTCGTGCTATTGCAGGCGATAATGACGCGGTAGTTATTGACGTATGGATGTGCCGCGCTGCTGCTATTGGCACAGATTCACCTAACAAAACACAGTACAACGATCTGTCGCAAGCGGTTCGCAATGTTGCGGAAGAAATGGGAGTAACACCGCGCACCATGCAAGCACTAATTTGGATTATCATTAGAGGGAGTGCAAACTAATGCCTAAAGTAAAATTGCCCAGGGGAGAATGGGAAAGTATTCTCGTCACGTTAGAACTCGCACAACAACATAATATCGTTGCTTATTTAGATCCACTTATCAAAGAAATAGAAGATCAAGTCTACGCGCAGGAGTACTAAAAATGCTAGATGATATCGCCGTCATGTTCATCACCGTGTTCGGTGTAATTATTTTATTTTTTTGGATTGCATCGCTAATTTTTTAGTGCGTTGCACTTGACAAATGCGATAAGCGGGGCCGGATCGGTTGTTACCTAACTGTTACGAAACTAACTTGATTTTCACAGAAATTTTTGCTAGGCTTTAGCCATCAACCACTAGGAGGACTCATGGACCCGATTTTCGAATTCTCAGACGGCTTTGACGCTGTTGGCTGGTACACGGAGCAGTTGTCCAAGCGCGACCACGACGACTATGGCTGGGACTACATAGAAGAATACCCCTACTAGAAAGGGGCCGGACTTTTCTAAACCTCTTTTACGATAGTGCTTGACTTTCACAGGAATTATGGTAAGTTTGACTTATGAGCGAATCTACTGAAACCATCGAAACCGCATATCAACTCAATGCAAATGATAGGTGTGATAAGTGTCAAGCACAAGCATATTTCTGGGTGAATGGAGTAGCAGGGGATCTTCTTTTCTGCCGCCATCATTTCTTGGAAAATGAAGAAAAAATTCGTGCTTATGCCTTTGAAATTGTAGATGAATCTGATAAGATCAACGAAAGGTCTGAATCAAGTGCTTAGGTCAAAGAAGAACGTTGGCAAGAACCACATGCGCTGCCCCTACGGTTGCTGCACAGGAATGAGCAAGAAGCAGGAAAAGCGTATCATCAAGCGCAAGGAAACGAGGGAGTGGAAGAATGACAACTGATTCATGTCACCCAATGTCATTGGAAGTAGGAGATCAAGTCCTAATAAATGGAGAGACATTTACTCTCATTGAGGTAGATGATGAGGTTGATCATGGATACCGCCTCGTTTTGTCAGACCGCTATGATATGATCAAGTCGTTGATCTTAGGTGATGACCAATATGTAACCCTGGTAGTGGAGGCAGAATAATGTTCGATGATCTTCATATTCGTACTATCACAAAGGGTGAAGACACCTACATTCACGCCCTTGACTTTGCACAGCACCTTATCTATGTAGCAATGGATTTGCAGAATACCCTTCCTCCAACAGATGATAAAGATGTGAAGATGATGGACTATGCTGCTTTTGCTACCCTCCGCATGGTTGCCCAACTTATTCTTAGGGGAGAAGATGTGGAATACATGAGAAACAATCTTGAAACATATGAGGACTTTTTAGCCCTCGCAGATATTGACAATCCAGAAGATCTCTGATAGACTCTCAACACCCTAAGGAAAGGAAACATCATGGGGTTGGATATGTATCTCTATGCTCGTAAGTACATCAGCAAGTTTGACTACTCAACTACCTATGAGGATAGGAAGCCTACTGAGGAGTTCAACAGTATTCTTTCATATGCCCCCGCAGGTATTGACAAGTATGGCGACTTTGGCGGTGCTTCTGTCAATATTACTGTCGCATACTGGCGCAAGGCCAATGCTATTCACCAATGGTTCGTAGACAATATCCAAGAAGGTATTGACGACTGCCGTGAGGCATATGTTACCCGTGAGCGACTGGTGGAGTTGCGAGATCTCGTTGCACAAGTTTGCCAGGTACTGCCTAATGGTGCTCGTGATGAACTCTATGCAGAGGAAGTCCTGCCACCACAAGAAGGATTCTTCTTTGGCTCATATGAGATTGACGACTGGTATTGGTCAGATCTTGACCATACCTTGGAAATACTCAACCACGTTCTTGCTATTATTCCTGAGGACGATTGGACTTGGAACTTCTACTACCAATCCTCTTGGTAACAGTTTCATAACGGTGGGGGTATATGACTTGACTCTGTGCCCCCACCCATGATAAGATCAAACCACAAACAACGAAAGGAAATAATATGCCAGTCATCGGTTCAGAGTTCACTTCTCAGAAGTCCAAGCACACGGGTATCGTGGCAGAGGTCATTGAGAACAAGAATGGTTCCTACCGTGTTCGTTTTGAGGACGGACGTTGGACTACTGTTTCGTAGTCTGCTAAAATAAATAAAAAAATAGTGGCTTGGAATGGGTTGTAGTATAAGGCAGGAAGTACAGGATTTATCCAAGTGTGAGGTTCAAATCCCACCTACTCGTTCCCCGTGGTTCCTGGAAGGTATCTGTACAAATATCGAAGACTGTCGCCACGGTATCAAAGGGCAAAAGCGCAATAGGAATAATGCCCTCTCTAATCTGGGAGGGGCTGGCACGTCTTTACTGTCAGCCCTTTCCTCACGTCCGGCCCTTTTTACCCCTACTTTACGATAGATCAAAAAATCACAGGAATTTTTACCAAAATCTATTGACATTTGTCAGACCTAGGCTGTATTCTTGTCTTACAAATCAACGAAAGGAAATAAATATGTCGCACATGCTCGAAACCTATGGTGATATGGCTACCTTTGCCTCCCTCCGCGAACCCGCGTGGCATGGCCTGGGAACTGTCTTTGACCAAGAGGTGACGACGAGCGAAATGCTGTCGCTTGCACACCTTGATGGTTGGAACGTTCGCTTGGAAGATATCAACCTTCCTGGTCGTTCACATCGTGATTACTTTGCGGTTGTTCGCACTAACCCGTTTGATGGTGGTGTGGATTCGCTTGGTGTTGTAGGCGAGCGTTACAAGGTTCTCCAGAACGAAGAACTGTTCCAGTTTGGTGACAACATTGGTGACGGTGCTCGCTGGGAGACTGCTGGTTCTATCAAGAATGGAACTGTTGTCTTTGGCTCCCTCGCCATTGACCGTGAAAGTGTTATTGACGCGAAGGGCGTGAATGACGTTATCCGTTCTTATCTTCTGGTTCATACCTCGCATGATGGTTCGCTTGCAATCCAGGCTTCCATCACTCCCGTTCGCGTTGTGTGCCAGAACACGCTGAACATGGCAGTTGGTCCTCGTGGCAAGGGTGCAAAGCAATCATTCCGTATCCGTCACACTCAGACTGTGCAGGGTAAGGTGCAGGCAGCGCGTGAGGCTCTTGGTCTTGCTCACACCTACCTTGATTCATTCGATGAAATGGCAAAGACTCTGTTTGAGCAAAAGGTAACTGATGAGAAGTTCTTTGATATCATCACGACTGCATACCCCAAGCCTGAGAAGGACGCAAAGGGTGCATTCACCAAGTGGGATAATAAGGTGCAGACCATCTCTGATATCTACAACTCTGATACCTGCGTTGGAATCCGTGGTACTGCATGGGGAACGCTGAACGCGATGACTGAGCGCATTGACTGGTTCCGCAATCCTCGTGGCGGTAATGCTGAAAGCGTTCTTGCTGCTGCTAGTGGCTTTGACGCTGCTACCAATGCAGAGAAGAATCGCCTTACCTCCATTGTGAAGGAACTGGCGTTCGCATAATCAAACTATCCTGGGCATGATATAAAACTGCCTAGCCCTAGGGCTTGACAAATCAAAACTTTCGGGGCCGGACGGTCGGCCCAAACCTTTTACGAATCTTTACGATATTTCACAGAAATCACAGAAAATCCTTGACAAGTGTCAGACCCTTCATGTAAGATATGGCTATAACAAACCCTAAGGAGAGAAATGGATTCCTACACCCGTACCGCGCTTGATAACGCAGCACAAGCAATTGCAGACAAGTATCTTTCATCTGATGCCTATGATGAAGAGGTTTTGCGTAGCCGTTTACAAGACCTTGAGGCAGAAGCAGGATCATTGCGTAAGTTGCTCAATGAGGCCAATGCAAAACTTGACACCCTATCTGGTTGGGTTATGGAAGCAGCAGATCAGGAGTATCTTTCTACTGATACCTTGCAGGAATTGGCAGACATTCTTGAGATTGACCTCCGCAAACTTGTGACTAAGACGTTCCAGGCTACCATCGAAATTTCATACTATCAGGTGCTTGGCAGGGAAGAGCCATCGTTTGAGGAATTTGACCTTGAGATTCGTGATGGCTACTGTGACAGCATTGACGAAGTAGAAGATTGGACTGTCATTACTAGTCATGAAGTAAATGATTCCCGATACTAATTGTTATCTTTTGTCTGTCCCGCCCTTGACTTCTAAGGGTGGGCAGACTAAGATATGGTGTGTAACCCACAAGAAATGGAGTTGTAATGACTAAAGACGAAATGCTTGCTGAGTTTAGTGTTCATTCTTTTATTGCCCCGCAGGTTATCGTTACCCGTAAGGCAGATGGTGTGATGGGTACACTTGACTTTACCCATGAACCTCGTATATACTCAAACTTCCAACCACTCTAAGGAGATACTAATGCACAATGATCCGAGGGTAGAAGAATGGGCAAACTTTCTGGAATCTGCCCCATGGACAAACATGGAAGAACTCGCTACAATAATTGTTGCTGAACTTGATTCTTTGGAGGACTAATGCAGTACCACTATGTTGTAATGTATGACACAGAATTTGATGAGTGGCGTGTAGATATGGACGCTACTGAGTATCTAGATGGAAACATCTTTGATCCTGATGCCGCGATTGGTAAAGGCTGGTCTTGGGCAGAGGAAGGTAGCCCCGAGGATTTGCTTGACGGAACCCTTATTCGACTGCTACAATCTGTCATGGGAAGCATTCCTACCCCTCCCCGAATTGAGGCATGATGGTTTGACTTATGATATAATTATGTCGAAAGGACGTAACTATGGATAAAAGTCAAACACACAGATTTTGGGATCGTGTAAATAAAACTGAGGATTGTTGGCTATGGACGGGTAGCAAAACATCCGCTGGATATGGAAATGTCTATCTTGGATCAAATGAGAATGGTAAATGGATTAGAATGTATGCTCATAGATATTCATTTGAGTTAGAGAATGGATATCTTCCAGATGTTGTAATGCATATGTGTGATAATCCTATTTGTGTCAGACCATCTCACCTTGCACCAGGAAACTGGGATACCAATAACAAAGATATGGTTTCCAAAGGTAGACACGGACACCAAAAACGTATAGAATGTAAAAATGGTCACCTCTACATAGATGGGAGTTATTACTTATATGGACGACGAAGATTGTGCAAGCAATGTATCACAGACAGAAAACGACGAACAACTAACCCTTCTTGACTACTCCGAATCGAAATGGCGGTACTACAATGACTAAGTATCTTATCTCATGGACCGAGGAAATCTGGCAGAATGTTGTCATTGACGCAGACTCTGAGCAGGAAGCAATGGATAAGTTCTGGAGTGTGAACTTTGATACTGAATCTGTCAAAATTTTTGGTGGCGAGGTTCAGGAAGGCGTAGACGTTGAGGAGGTAGCAGATGACTACTGCAACACAAACTAATTCATATCAGGTAACATTTGTATTTGAGTATGCCACCATCTCTACTTATGTCTTTGCAATGCATGAGGACGCTGCTCCAGATCTTGCTGCGCTTTTTATTGCAGATGAACTGGGAATTGGTGTAGAATTGCTAGACCAAGCACAAGACATTTCTGTCGAACTAATAGATGAGGACGTACTGTGACCGTGCTAACCGCATATGAGATTGAGTCTGGGCATGGAGATTCCTACTGGGAGATCTATGATAACGACTACCCTCACAACCCTCCCGTGACCACGGTAGAGGGAGAAGATTTCGGTGATTATGTTGCCGAACTATTGACAAAGGAATATGTAGATGATATTCTTGTCAATACATATGAGTCCTGGCTAGACGAGCAAGGGCTTATGGATCATAACGAATATCTGTAATTATCTAGATAAAGGAGAAAGATATGGCAAGCAAGAGCAAGCGCACCTACTCATACTTGGAGTCGTGGGACACGCGATTTGGCAAGTCCGAGCGAGTGGTGATTCGTGATGAGAATGGTAAGTTTGTAGATAATGTCTCACTTACCGCACTAAAGAAGGCTCCTACCATCAAGCGGTAGTTCCTTAGGGTAGAGAGGGGGGCAGGCTTGACACCTGTCCCCCTTTCGTGTATGATCGGAGGCATGATGAACGAAGAACAGATTGGCAAGAAGTTATGCGATATGTTTTCAGACGAACGTATCAGCCCTATTGGTATTGCACACTACACCTTTGAGCATATGGGGCTTGGTGCTGAAATGCGAGTGCGTGAATGGCTTGATGAACATGACACGTTTTGCAGGGTAGCAGCAGGTGACGCTTCCTCCATACAACTAGAGTTTGACTTTGATGATATCCCACCTTTCTGATATCGTTTAAATAACAATGATGCCCCAGGACTTGCGCTCTGCAAGTTTCTGGGGCCGGACATAATCCTATAAAACATATTACGAACGACCTAAAAATATCACAGGAATTTTGGTATCGGTCACATTGCCTAAAATAGTATTACGAACGCATCAAAAAAATCACAGAAAGTTTTGTTATATTGTGTTATATATAGATATATATGTCAACGGCGGGTGAATGTTGATCCCCCTTACCTATAGAATATACATTACGAACAAAAGAAAAATATCATGGAAATCCCCCATTTTTTATCAAAATCTATATAGTTTCATGCATTTTGGGGCAATTTTAGGGCGTTTTCTGGCATATTTCTATAGGTTTTTCCTATGGGAAATTAGATAACGATATGATAACGCTTTCACAATTACACAATATAACACAAAAAATAAGATGTATAGAATTCATATAATACTATCTTAGGGTTTATTCATAGGTTTTTCCTATATCAAGACGGTATAGGATATGTTTTATGTCAGAACATATGATGTTATTATTGTCTATACTTTCTTATATCTATAGGGGATATCTTTCTATAGGGAGTAATGTTCTTATCTGCTAACCCGCCGCCGAATTCTTCCTCTTCATCATCTTCAAATAACCATTCCCATGGATCTAATGGTTCACCCGTGTTCCAGTCATATGTGATAAAGAAGTCCATTGTTCCTCCTGCGATTTGGGAGAATTCCCTACTCCTAGTATATATTGCGAACGCTATTAATTGCGTCCAGAATTGCCAGATATGCGACCGTATTTCCTTGCCCCTTTTGGGCATGGGCGAGCCAGTCTAGTTCGCTCAAAACGCGCTCCCTATACATATTGGTAGTATTTTCTAACTCCATATTACAGTTCCAGCACTTAGTCATTTTGCTTCCCATCTCACAAAGGCATACGGTAGTGGCTCATAAAGAATGTAGTTCTTTACTGAGATAACCTCAACTCCTGTGTGATTATATTTTTGATCAATCATTCTTATCACCGCTTTTCCCATGTCACAGCACCACAATTACAATCCCAATCACCATTACAGCAAGGACAAAAAGCATTGCAGTCCTTTAAATGATTCTTCCATATGCTTTTGGTCCAACCACTTGCATAGGTAAATGTTTCTTTTGGTTTCTTATTCTTTACGAAACTCATTCCTCTTCCCCTTCCAGTAGGGAACTCAGGGCGGTGACTACTTGAACTACAGGCACAGTCGCAGCAGGATGCACACCATCGTCACCCTCAATAAACTCCATTGTTACTGCGATGCAGTCTTTGATTGCTTGCTCACGCGCCTGCTTGATAAGTTCGCAACGGCATGTAACCCAACCCTGAACATATGTGGCTGTTCCGTGTGAATGCTTAATTGGTTGTGGATCATCACAAGGACATAACGGATCATGCTTCATCTTTTCCTCCAATTTTTAGCAAGGGTCTAATAAGATCTCCTATATCTGGAACAATGGCACACCAATCACATTGTGGATTATCTTCATCAAGACATTCATCATGTACTGATCTATTAATAATGTCAAGGGTATCTAGAATACCCATCTGATACCCCACATCATATGAACGTGCCCTCATTTTTTCTTCATAAGTAGGAGGAGGATCTTCTTCGCAGGTACATGAAACACATCTATCTGTTTCTGCACTAATTAAAAAGCATCCTCGTTCGTCTGCATTATTGCAAGGACATTCGGGTTTGTGTGTCATTCCTTATCCCTAATATATACTCTGTCACCTTTTTCAGCAAAGGCTTCCATCCAAAATCCTAGATCCTCAGGAGGGGTAAATCCAATAAAGCACATCATTCTATCATCGTTATATCTTACCCATATGTCATAGCCTTCTTGTCCCGTCGCTGTCATACCCTGCGAGGAATGAGTGCTACATTCTGTATAGGTAAAAATGATATCAGCCATCGCGTTTCTCCATTTTGGTTATTTCCTTTAAATGTGCTGCCATCTTTTCTCCAGCAACGATACCTTCTTTATAGCCCTGTCCCCAAGATTCTTTGCGTGCCAAAGCAATCTCATGGCAGCAACAGGCATACCTTGGATCTTCTTTAGTCATACAGAATCTATCGTGCTTCATTCTTGATCTTTTTTAACCTTTTCTTGAATTTAGCCTTGTACTTTATCTTTGCATCATTATATCCGATAACATACGACTTTTCATGCTGATTATTTCTAATCTTTTTAATCATTGCACAGTCACATACTCCAAATGCAATAGATCCCATACAAAGTTCATCGTGTGTCATCGGTACTTCTTCCGCAACTGCCGTCGCAGTCCAGCCTTAACAAGTTGCTGATAAGCCTGACCATAGAGTTTTTCAACTCCCTCGCCACCTTTACCAGAAACAATACGCTTTAGGTTTCCAGAGGCAGCATCCATGTCTCGCTCTAGGCGATCCTTTTCTTCCTGTGTCATAACACTCCTTTTTGTATCTCAGGGTTTTGTCGGTTTCCGCGCTGGAACGGCAGGATTCGAACCTGCGACTTAGGGATTAACAATCCCCCACTCTGCCAACTGAGTTACGTTCCATTGTTACATTTGCAAAGGGTATCTGGATGATAGTTTCTGAACAATCCATCAAGATGTTCTCCACAACCAGACCAAGTATATTTATTGCAAGTCTGACATACGACTACGCTACACATAGCATAATTGTATATCATAGAGCCACTAGAAGGTATCGCGCCCTCTTCACCGCTTTACAAGAACGGTGCATTACTTTTATGCTATAGTGGCAAATCTAGTCTCCAACTGCCAAACTCTTTTGCTGTTCTTCTTCTGTGGCAGTTAACACACACAGTATCACATTTATCTAATTCTTCAATTAATTCTTCTATTGGAACTTTTATTCTTCTCAAACTTGAAATAGTATATTTTTTTTCTTTACTATTTCTATGATCAAGTTCCATTACTACTGGATCTTTTTCACCGCAATCCATACACCCAGTAACAATTTTTTGTGCAATATATGCGTCTACCTTTGCTGTCCATATATTATCGTTATTTTTTACATATACGTCTTTATGCTTATTATATTTTTCTGGATTATTTTTATAATATTGCCTCATATATGCCGCGTAGCATGGTTTACACCTTGACCTACTTCCAGAAACTAAATTTTCTTTCGTAAGTTTTTGATTACACGATATACAGTAATTTCTCATGTTATAAGTATAACATAACTTATAGTACGCAGCCAGGGAATTGAACCCTGCTCTAAGTTGCTTATAAGACGACTTCTGACCACCAGCCAGCCGCTGCGCCAAGCAGTTTTATATGCTTATTATATGTCCTACAACTAGGCTATGTCAAGCCCAACTTCTGATAGAAATCATTCTTAGGAAATGCACCAACAATATTTGCTAGAACCTCTCCATTATTTTCAAGAATGAATGTTGGTACGCCAGAGACACCGCTGACCTTTGCCATATCTGGATTCTGGTCAATGTCGATCATTTCATATTCAATTTCTGGGTGCTCTTCAATTACCTGCTTGATGATAGGCTTCATCATCTTGCATGGCTGACACCATTCTGCTGTGAAATGCTTTAATTTCATATTTCTCCTTTATTAGTATTGCCGCGCCCCTGGTAGGAATCGAACCTACGACTAATGGATTAGAAGTCCACTACTCTATCCGCTGAGTTACAGAGGCAAGCGACAAAACATCAACTTCCCAAGCGAGCGACAGACGGGTAACGCTCCCGCGTATCCAGTTTGGAAGACTGGCGCATTGCTTTTATGCTACTGTCGCGTATTTTTTAAATAGTTTGCAAGATTTATTGCACTATTATAATTATCATCTAAAAGACCAATAGCGCGATTGCATTTATCACACAAAAGACCTCTAACACATTTACCACAAGATCCCTTTTCTTTATTACAACAAGAATGGTCATGATCTACAGATAAATTTTTCCCACTATTTTCTTTTTTTGTTCTTCCACAAATATAACATCCACCACTATTTTTGTCAAGCATTTTTGTATATTCTTCAATACTAATGCCATAGTGTTGCTGTAAATATAACTCTCTTTTAACAATAGATTGACAATCAAGACACCTTGATTTATGCGTCCATTTTTGTATATCTTCAATACTAAATATTTTTTTACAGCGAGAACACATTTTTTGTTTATCATTATTTATTTGCCAACCAAGATTTCTTCTTTTTGGAGGAAGTTTTCCTCTTTTAACACAATTGCTGCACATCCCATGAGACTTTGCACCTTCTCTAATGCATCCATTAATACATTTGGTCATATTTAATTGTACCACAAATAATTAAATATATGCCCAGTCTGGGTCTGGAGTATAGTCCTTTGCGTGTCCAGCAACAGGCCAAAAGTAATTACATTTTTCACAACATGATACTTTTTGTTTTGTTCCTTCATACCAGAAGTCAGCGTAGAACCACATATCTTTAAGATACAGGTTTTGACGATGTGAGTTATGTACCCTCATGTCGCCCAACCATGGCGGCATTACGATACCATTGCCACGAAACCAGTTAGCATCATGCATCTGCTCAATTGCAGTCCAGTTCTTTTCTACACTTATGCCACGAGCAATGCATTCATTTTTAATAGCAGTAAGGTATAGATACAAAGCATTATCATAGTTGCGCCACATCTTTACTGCTGGATGGTTTACCCAAGCACCAGATGTTCTATTCGACGAAATGATCTGATAAATTTGCCTACCTTCAAGTAGTTGTTTGTTTAACCTGCGGTTATCAAGTGATTGTGCAGATTTATTAAAGTTTTTGAACGGAACAAAGGTTTGCATTATTGCCTTTCTGTTGTAGCAATTGTATCAGCGTTTGGTAGATATTGCAATAGAAATGAATAAAATTATAAATGAAATAATAATTAAACTAAATACTAGATTTAGACTCACGTTCTTCATTCTTTTCAATAATTAAAAGCATATTTTCTTCATTATCAAGAATTAAATTTCTGTCAACGTGTGAGGGAATATGATCTCCGATAGACCGATGATATTCAATATGTCGTAGCATCTCGCTTGTTGAATACGCCTTAAATGATCCTAAATCACTTCTAGCAGAACATCCACAACAACAAAGATAGCCATCAACATCCATATAAATATATGCATCGCTACCTTCCCAGCCGAACCTACAATAACTCATTTTTATCTCCTATACTATTTGGCTTCTGGTGATTATTAAATTTATTTCCATATATATCTGTTCCAGAATAATATGTTCTATCAAAAATTTCACCAATGTTTATTAAATTTTGCCTTACGCTATTATGATCCTTAGTTGCTGATATATTATTTTTTATAAAATCATCAGACATTACTTCGTTAGCATTAATTATAGAATACTCTTGAAACGCCCCTCTTTCAAATGGTATTAGGCAGGCTATTGGGTGTCCAGGAGCAACAACTACTTTTAAGTTTTCAATATTTAAAATAATATTTATCGTAAACGTATGTTTGAGGTTATCTGTTTCAACAACCCCGCACATAGTAGTCATGTTTGGATTAACATAATTTGGTGGGTTCATTGTCATTAAATTTATATTTTTAGGTGTTTTTAATATAAATGGTAATTCAATTGTAATAATTCCATATCCAAAATGAGAAGTTACAGTAACATTTGACCGATCTACAATATCTTCATAGTCATCGAAAAACGTTACTATGGTATCAGATGGCAGATCTCCTCCGTTCCACACGGCCTCAAATCCATACGGAACAGACACCGAAAATCCCTGCTGATTTCCAATTATAAGAGGAAGGCATCTATAAAAATCTGTTGTAAACCAATTTCTACGAATCACACCATTGAAAGGAGCAATTATGTCTGGCAGTTTGCTCATATCAAATGTGGTCGCTGGAATCGCAACAATAGTTTTATCTGGAACTTCATCAAACATTAGTTATTCTTTAACAATCTATTTAATTCTTCTTCAATATTTTCTAATTTTTCTTTTACTAAAGGAAGAACAGTTTCGCAAGACCTACATAAATCGTTTGTTTTAATAAACTTATATGCTGGTCCACCACAAAATGCACAGTTATAGATTGACACGACCATGCTTCCATTCTGAGTAACCCAACTCTTCAGGCTCGGCGTTCTTGCGAACAATCTTTTGCTGTAATTGGTCCATAGACATTGCAATTGCCTGCCCTATTTGCTCCATAGCAATAAAGATATCTTCTGGGTGATACTTCTCGCCCTCTTTAAAATACTTTGATTCATAAAGGACTCCGATAACAAGGTCAGCGAACTCGTCTGGAGTCATGTAGGTAATCCTATTTAGTTCTTGTGACATTTACAACCACACTTTCCAAAACTAAACTGATAAGGACAATCCTTATCATGTCCCGTCAAGCACCAGCCCGACTTCGTTTCTAATTGTACATCAGGTGTCGGAGGCTTGTCAATAAAATTTTCTAACTTCTTTTTTCTAGCCATTCCAACCCTCCACGGTAGTAGTAGGTATTCCATTCTCTTCCCACAATCTAATTACATTTGGATTATCATCAACTGCATGAACTACAAAATAGTCTTCATTAACTAGTTTTAGAATATCTTTTTTAACTTCATAGTCTGGTCGATAATCATTATTATCACGCATATAAAGGTAATCATATGGAACCATAAACTTTGTTAGCCATAGTTCTGTCTGCATTCTCCATCTATTATGTCTTGCCGTGACAACAATAATTCTATGTCCTTTCAGCCTTGCCCTTACTGCCATATCTATAACATAGTCGTGCGCTGGAGCATTGAGAGCACCACTATGAAATGCATCAAAGTCTTTTGGTTTCTTTAAAACATGATGAACAATAGAACTTGTATCCACCAGCGTTCCATCAACATCAAAGATGTATGCAGTTGGCTTCATGGCTTCCTATAAAAATATTCTTCTGGAACAATACTATTAATCTTTTTTATTGTTCTACGCATTGCTGTATTCTTTTTAAGACCAATAGAACCAGCATGAACAATGTATGAGTTTGCTGGAGAAGAGATAAGGTACGCCTCGCTCTTCCAAAAGATTCCTTTTTTAAATAAAATAATCTTATACATCGTACTGGGCCAAGTCTAGCGGAGTTGGCGCAGTAATCTTTGTACCACAGTAGGCACATTCAGCGTCTAACAAATACATTCCAATCTCGTAATCTTCGTCAAACTTCACCTGAACGGTAAATAGATCAGACGAGCAACTTGGGCATTCTCTAGTAGGAATACCGCGAGCGTCCATCATTATGCTCCTTCATAATAAAACATTAAGACTTCTTCGTAGTCGTCATAAAATGACTCATCCACTCCCTAATTGTACAACAGAGAGTGGATGTATGTCAACTATGACTGACGGGCAAAAATGGCATCTATTTCTGCCTTATGCGATGGTGTCAGCGCGGCATTCCTTAGACGATCCCATTCCTTCTGGATATTTTCTACTTCGCTTGTGGCTCTGTCTTGAAAAAGTCCAGCAAAAATTGAATATGCTTTCATTATTCCTCCTTGTGGGTTGATATATCTATCATAACAATGAAAGCGTTTCCAGTCAACCGCTAAGACTGTGAGACTGATCACGAACCATGTGATTTTGCTGCACTTTGTTGCTGTTGTTGCTGAGATGCCTGTTGTGCTGCCGCTGCTGCGTCTGCTGCTGCCTGGGCTGCTGCTTGCTTTGCTGCTTTCTTTGCAGCCTTTGCCTTTGCCTGTACTACATTCATATCTGCAGAATTTGCAGAAGCAACTTTAGGAGCATTTACTGGAGGCTGTGGCATAGCAACATCAGTTGTTGTGTCCTGTCCCTGATCCTGCTCAGTTCCTGCAATGCTTGCTCCTGCTAGTCCAGCAGTAACGGCTCCTGTTGCAGCAACAGACCCAATAAGAATTGCTGCTGTAGTAGACTTAACAGTCTTTAATCCCTTATTTCTTCTTGCTATTTGTTTTTCTAATGACATAAGTAAAACCACTCCTTTTAGGTTATATATTTATATTACCCAAAAAGAGTGGCCCTACCTACGTTTTATGCTTGAAAAGCGCTGTGAGAACTCTGTGAGTTATCGTGTGCGGGTTAGCCAAGCAGCACGACTCTTGCGTAGCCAGTATCTCCAACTATACAATGTGTCATTTTTTCTGGCTGGTGCGTAATCCTTGTGATTAAGAATGCGATACTTAAATCCATTCCATCCACATGCCTCACGCAAAGCAACATTTAGTTTTGCCATTGCCTTCTTTTGTGCCTTAGTTAGATCCTTCTTTGTTCCCTTAGAAACAATTTCTGTGCCAAAAAATGCGACATTTCCCATGTTTTGCTTTACTGGTAGTGAAGACCAATGTGATCCAGAAACTGTTCCGAGACCTGCGTGCCATTGTGCCTTGGCCCCAACAATATAAATGGTTCCATCTCTATCACAAACGGCATTGCACCATCCATGTGATTGTCCTGGTGCGATACACCAATTTACTACACCAGCATTATCTCCAGTCTGGTTTCCCTTTGCTGCTGGATCTGTGCTAGATGTTGCAGCACCAGCGGTATGGTGATGCATGGAAGCAACTGGACGACCATTTGGTGTCTGCCAGTTATCTCCACGAGTACGCCAACCCTTTGCAAACTTTACCTGCTCCTTTGGAAAATGCTTTCTTAGCGCGGCCTTAAGGTCATCATCAAATGCCATTAATCCTCATCCTCCAAGTCTACAACGCCAAATTCAGCCTCTCCCTTAAAACCAGGATTCTCCTCTGGCATTGCGTTTTCTCCATATGGTGATTTCATATTTCCTCCTTTGCTAATTATATCTAATCAGCCTGTTAAATGCTTGCCGAAGACGCTATCTACATATCGGCCCTTCTGCAACTTAATCAAATCTCCTACTGTTCGCATCTCAGCCATCTTCAATGAGATAAGACTATTAAGTTGGTTTATGATCAACAGTAGTGCGGCTACTGAAAACCACTCAAACCATGACTCGTTTCCTGTAATTAGCAAGAATGCTGCATAAATAAAAATAAACATAATTAACAATGCAATAATGATTGCAAAGATTGCTTTAAATACCTTCATACTATTCCTCTGATTCGTAAGTAATACCAAGTTCATCAATTGTAATGAACCCATCGTTTTCTATAATTTCTTCATGAATAATTCCATCAACCTCATATTTGACTGTTGAGTAGAATGCACCGTACTTGATAATTTCTCCAAGACAGTTCTCTTCAATGAGCCATACTGGGTGATGACGATACAAGGTCATCTCGTACCTCTAGGTGGATCGCCAACAGCACCATCAAAATAACAACGCTCTCCAAATGCCTCAATTATGTTTCTTAGTTTTTGTAGATACTCCATGATGACAACACGCCTTTCATCTGAGAAAGACATAATTTGATTTTCATACACACGAATACCAATATACCCATTCATCTCTACGAAATCAACTACCAGACCGTGGTACGGTGGAGGCATCTTATGAACTGCCTCTGACATTTGCTTAGTAAACTTAGCCATTGATATTTTCTAGCACCTGCTTCCATATCTCTTGTGACTTATGAGAGTTTCTAGAGTTATCTGGTTTACCATCTACCAAGAATACTCCACCCCATACGCCCCAAGAATCTGTTTCTGCTCCGTAGTCAAAGCATTCCTTTGCTACTGGGCAGTCCAAACAAATATTATCTATTGCGGTTGCCATGCCAGCATCATATTCGTACTTTTCAAAGAAGGTATCCGTATCCATGCCAAGACATTCTGCATCTTTATACCAGTCGTTCAGCATATTTGTTTGGCACACTCCATCCGATACCGTTTGGCTCGTACCTCTTTGCTATACCCCACCTACCATTACGAAACATTCCATTCTTCTTATAGAATGCTTCATCATTTGGGGTCCAGTCAATAATGGTCCAGCCTTCCCAAAATAGATTCTTGCGTGACGTTACGAGTCGATGTGCTGAATCGTAATCAATAGTTATACTCATCCTGTATAAACCACTTTCTTTATTCCCGATCTTTTTATTTGTTTGTAACAGCGATCACAAGGCCTACTCATTATAGGGTCACCGCTGCGGTTTGAACGTGCAACATAAATAGTAGCACCTTTAACTTTCTTTGCACGACGCAAAGCATTTACTTCTGCATGAACAGAGCAATGTGTCTTAATATGTTCTTCAGACACCTGTTCTGGCCTGTTACGTTCAGTATTTACTGCGGTAGCAATTACTCTGCCACCCTTAACAATAACAGCACCGTGTTTCATTCGACAGTCTGACTGAGAAGCAACGTAGGTAGCAAAAGATAAGTATGCTCTGTCAGTCTTGGACCACGAATCAATTGTTTCCGTGGAAATTACTCTCATATTACAACCTATAAATGCTTACTGGAATCTTCTGCTCTTCTGCAGAAGAAAGGACGGTATCAAACGGCTTGTTAGCCTCATTCTTTGTAGAGAAATATAGTACAGCATCAATATTGTAGTTGTCAAAGTCTTGTGCTACATCAGCGTATCGGATGCGACGGAAGGAAGGCCTTACGCCCTTCTGCCTAAGAAATCCTTCTGATCTATTGACAAACTCTGCCGAATATGCGTTAATCTTATGTGGGCCAGCAGAAAGAATTTCTAATCTATCCATACCTGGCTGATCCATAGCAACAACTACACCACGCATAAATGTGGCATAGTCAGCAAACTTTTCTGATCCATATACTAAAATTTTCATAGATAGATTGTATCAAATCAATTCTTGCCTGTCAAGGCGTATGGAGTTTGCAAAACTTTTCCAGTCATTCATACGGGTTTCCCAAGAATATAGACTGCTATATGAATTTGCAATAAGTAGTTTATTATATCTATTAAACTTTATGTCTAATATGGCTTTATTGATTAGTTCAGATAGTTTCTTAGCGTGTGTTTTATTATCATTTATAGGCCCATAAACTACTGCATGTCCATTAGATGTTTCTCTCAAAGCGCCTGTATCACTAACAATTGAGTAAAGGCCACAAGAAAGAGCCTCTATTAGACATAGTGACGATGTTTCTGGAATCATTGCTGGGTAGGCAAATATATCGTATTGTTTAATTTCTTGTAGGATCTTTTCATGAGATACCCTACCATGATTTATAATATTATCTTTAATCATTGAATGAATATTAGTCATTCTGCTGTCATATAAATCTGAATAAATATGTAATTCTGCGTCTTTCACATAATTCATAGCATCCAACAAGACAGTTGACGTTCTATAGATATCTGAATGATTAACAATTTTAATTTTTGAATTAAAAATATCTACCCCATGAACATCTGTTGCATTTTTAATAACAAAACATTTGTTTGGATCTAATTTAAATCTTTTAATAAAATTATTTTTTTGATACTCAGAAACAAATATTAAATAATTAATGTTCGGGTGAGTTATCCACTCTAAATTATTTTCGTGATCGCCTATATGTATCCAAGCAATATTATTTTCTTTTATATTAATTTTTCCTGGAACAACAATCCAATTAAAGTAAGAAAAAATTGGAAAGTTTGGATATATTTTTTCAAGCCATTGCTTCGATATTATTTCTGTGCCACCATCGGCGTCATTAAGATCTAGTACTGATGACATATGATTTGAAGTCTCCACGATACTTCTCTTTTCCTATATGATTACATGTCATTTCTGGATTAATCATAATCTTGTATCCAAGATTTCTTAGCCTTTCACAAACAACATAATCTTCTGAGTATAAATGAAAATCTTTAACTTCAGTATAGAAAGCATTCTTAATGCCTTCATTGTTATGCTCATACTGTTCAGATGCAGTCCACAAGTCTATACAGGCATTTCTGCTCATCTTTAAGAACCCCATGCCACAACCAGCAACCTCAATAAACCCATCCTTCTGTATATCTGTATTTAATAGTTTTACTGGATATTCATTTTCATGATTTTTTATTGGATATATTCCACCAGCAACGTCATGTCTACTTAAAACAAGTTCAATTGCCCACGCTGGATTCCATTGAATATCTGAATCTATCCATATAATTGAGTCCTGTGCATACTTATGATGCGATGCAAATAAAATGTTCCTGGCGTGAGAAATTATGCTTTCGTTTGTTAGAAAGTTATAAGAAAAATCTATATTGTATTTCTTTCCATGTTCTATAGTTTTTACTAAAGAATTTACATACTCAGCATATAGTTTCCCATCATATGTTGGGGTAAGAATCATGCTTTTGTGCGGCATTTTATTCTGCTGACATTTCTCTTGCGTGCCATTCTTTTACTGCATTTAGTAACTGGGTTGTATTGTTAAAGTGAGTAGTATTTAGACCTTCTGTGTTTAGTAGGCTATGGTGAAATGCGACCCCATGAATAAAAGGATCTCCATTGTTATGTTGGATTGCTTCTGGAATAGAACTAATTGTTATAACCATTAACCCATCGTCAAGTTGTAGTGATTCGTAGTCAAGACCCAGCCTTGCATTGCGATGATCATGTATTTCTTTTAGAAGATTATGAATTTCAATAATATTATCGTTGTTTACGATGCTCACAAAAACTCCTTCTTCTTCCAAATATTTTCTCTGTACCATCCAAATAACTTATCTCTAGCAGCGTATTGATACTTATTTGGAAACGGTGTTTCTATTATTGTACTATACCAACTATCTCTCTTAAATGGAATCATTTGAACCATTGGGGTTCCTTTTGGAATAACTCCAGAAAATCCATCCTTCAGAGCAAACGGAATTCCACCAGGCCCAAGATAATCATCGGCATCAATGATCCCAGCGGTTGAATATGTAGGAAGATCAAATCTGTTAAATGGTTGAGTGATTAAAACACTATATCCCTTTGGAAGATGGAAGCCATATCTAAGTTCCCATGCCTGTAAAAACCTGCTATATCCAGAAAGAGGAGGGATTTGATCTGCTACATGCGCTGGACGAGAACTAAGCGGTGGAATAGTTGAGGTCCATTGCATACCAAAAGCCTCTTTGTTATGATCATCCCTAGTCACTAAAATATCACAATGAGTTACAAAGATATAGCCAGTAAGAAATATATCAAGAAATGACGTACAGGCTTTTACACCAAGGTTAGTTGCTCCATTCTCAGATATCACTAACTTATTACCGCCATCTGCATACCTTGGTATTTTCTTATACCATTCAGCAACTAACTTGTTGGCAGGAATTGGTGGTGAAACAAGCCCTTCTGCGTCATCATTTAGGGGCCAAAACTCTATGCTCTTTTTATTAATCTTTTTAAACATTATTTCCAAACCTTAGTAGATCTAAAGAAGGTCTTATACCTATTCATTGTTTTCTTTTTAGCAAACTGCCACATTTTTTCAGATGTGCCGTCTTCATCAAACGATACTGTGTGCGTCCAATCGTCACGTTTAAATGGAATTACCTGTGCAATTGGAGTGTCGTATTCAATAATTCCTTCAAAATCTTTTCTAATAAAAAATGGAAAATTAATTGCTACTGGATGTTTATCGGTATCAACAATTCCTGGGAGAATTTGAAATGGTAGATCGTCCCTGAAGAGTGGTTGTGTAATCAATGTTGAATACCCTGGAGGAGTTTTGATAATCCATGGGTTAATAAATTTAAACGCGCCACGATAATATTCATCAGATACATTAAAACTATCATATTGTTCTACAGCATGGCTTTCAATTGGCGAACGCACATCTGTTGACCAACTAGTTTTTTTAAATCCATTTTGTTCATTTGAAAAAACCACATCTGCTGGCATAAGAATATAATATCCAGCAGTCATTGCATCAAACGCTGGCATACACGCCTTAACCGTTCTTGGCATGTTCCCGTGCTGATCAAGCGTCCTTGATCCGATATACATGGCTTGATTCTTATACCAATCTGGTATAAGGCTATTAGCCGCTACGGGCGGGGAATATGCTACATGATCTTCTTTTGTTAGTGCTATAAATTCAATTAGTTTATTCTTGGAATTCTTTTTCTTCAATTTGTCTAATTCTCTCTAGTTCTTCCGCTTCTTGCTTCTTAATGTCGTGATCTACCTTTTTAAAAGAACATACTGCTTGAAGAAGTCTAGCATAAAGTGTTGATCGACTTCTAGTAATAATGTTTACATTTTCAGGATCGTTTAGTACAGCGAGTTCTTCATTAACAGACTCTATAAGTTTTTCATTAATTAAATCTACAAGCATCTGATAGTTCTCCGATGAATGCTCTACTAGTTGTTTAATTTTAAAATAATCTGTTAGTTCAAAATAAACATCGTCTGAGATGAAGAAGATCATTGTCTCTCCGTGCTCCATTGCCTTAAAACCCATTTAATCCTCCTTAAAGTTTAATAAAAAATAATCCTACGGTATATGGTATCAGATTGTTTGCTGAAGATAGATTTGCAGATGCTGTAATTTGGTGAGTATGCCCTGTGTTTCCTGCGCCTGCTGCGTTTCCACTACCATAATGACCATGACTACTAGGATCATTTGCCACATATGCTCCAGGGAAAGGAAGTGCGTGACCATGACCATTACCAGCAGTTGATTGACCACCATCATTTTTTTGAGCACTATTTCCTGGAGCATTAGTATTGACATATACGCCATTAATATTATGACCATGACTTCCCATATTACTATTGTTTATACTTACTCCAATACCATGGTTATGGTCTAACGTTGCACTATCTGTTGTTATATATCCAGTTCCAGCATGTGTATGTGATCTAGAAGACGTATCTTTTGACCCTACCGTACTTGCTGAATTTGCAGCACCAATCATAAAGAATGGATCTCCGTTAGTACCTGTTGATAAATCTGGAACATTAAAAGTAGTAGAGACTCCATAAATATTTGTTACCCCATCTGAGTATGCAGTACCACCATATATATTGCTAATTATTGCATGTAGGTTTCTATAGGTATATGTATTTAATGATCTTCCGTCACATGGACAAAATCCAAGACTATCAATAGATTGAGATGTATATGTAGAATAGTCATTACCACCAATTGATATTATTGCTCCAGTAGGAATACCAATATTAATAGAAGTATTAAGGTCTACCCCATTTGAAATATTTAAGTTTTTTGTAGTCATAATTATACCTTTATTATATATTTTACCCTATAAACTAACGGTGTAAGATTAATGTCTGCTGGAGCAACATAAGAATAGGCGTTTGCTGATGCTGGATGGGTGTGCCCAAGATAAGTACCATTAAGCAAATCTCCCGCAGCATGTCCATGATTATGCTGAGAGTTTTGTGCGTTTGAATATCCATATGAGTTATTTGAATAATGTGAATGACCTGGACCAGCAACCTGATCGTTTACGTTGCCAGTTCTATTTGCTAATGTATATGGCCCAGTACCTCCTCCTCCACCAGATCCGCCTCCGCCATGATCATGTGATGTGTAGGCCTGATCATATGAATAACTCCAGTTTGTAGCAGCGTGGTTTGGTCCCTGTTGATTTGGCGTATTTGCAGAGCCAGAACCAGCAGTATGAGAGTGATAGGAGTTGCTATTTGTAGCAGCAGGTACTGTTCCTACTGGAGCAGGAACTAATTGTGAATATCTGCTGTGTAAGTTTGGTACTCTAAAATGGGATGTTCCAGCCCCTCCAGACCCATTTGTTTCTCCATAAACAGTTCCAATTGCAGTATATAAATTCTCATAAGACGTTTTTGAGTACTCACTTCCGTCACACAATGCCCATCCGTCTGGAACAAGGCCTGTAATTGGTATCATTATAATAGATCCGCTACGAAATATTGATCCAGAAAAATTATTTACTTCGATATCATTTTTTATTTCTAGATTTGTCATTATAACGCCCTTATTATAAAATTAAAACTAATATTTTTTACGCTGTTCGTTTTTTGATCTGTTAAAAGAGTAGACTGACCAGTAACAGTATGACTATGTGCAGATGGGTTTGTTTGCCCAGTCCAAGCAGCAGTAACATTATGTCCATGTGTAGCATTTCCAGCATTAGTATACGATGCTCCACCACCATAATGAACGTGCTGAATCCAAACTACGTTTGCTCCAGCAGTACCATTTCCTCTGTTTACTGAACCAGCGCCATTATTTGACGCACCATTTACATATGCTCCATGATCGTGATACCATCCAGATTGTTGCGGCTGATTATTCATTGTCAAGTTATGCCCGTGTGTTAAATCTGTGGCATTTGAACTTGTTGTAAAATTTCCAGCAAGAATGTTGTGAACATGAACATTTGTTCCAGCATATGGAGTAATGTCTCCAGATGTAAACCCGACAGGATATCTTCCAGTAATTAATGGCAAACTCGTAGTGTTTAGAACAGCATAAAGTAATGGATAGTTAGCATAAAGAAAACTATTTCCGTTGCAAAGTAACCAACCAGATGGCGCGGTAGTTGTAATTGCTCCGCCAGCAGAACTCTGTGTAATTTGACCAGCGAAAGGAAGAATTGTGCCAACTGCTGGAAGATACTGTCCATAGTTTTCAATTAGTTCAGAAGATAGGGACTCTGCTACGGCAAAGTTTTTTACTGGCATTATGCAGTCACCGTCATCCTTACAATTTTTGCAGTAACATTTGTAGTTGCTGCATTTGTAATCGTAGCATTGAGTTGTGCAGTACCACTACTTATTGATGTTGTAAAAGTAACTGGAATAGTTGTTCCAAATGATAAAATACCGTATTCTGTATGGCTTACTGAAGTTCCATCTGATAGCATAATAACTTTACATGTTCTATATGAAGTTCCTTGTTTTAACTGTATTAAAAATTCTGCAGAACTATATGTTGCTGTGCTATAAGAACTAATAACATTTGCGGTATTTGTAGTAATAGAGACAGTAGAACTTGCTAGATTAGACATATAGTTAGTGCTAAATTCTGTACTTGATCCTACCCATTGGCTTCCGTCCCAGTATGCAATAGTGTCTGTTGAATCGTCAATCCAAATGTCTCCAGTAGTTGCCGCAGACGGTTCTGTAGAAGTAAGATATACATACTGTCTGCCATTTTCTTCATATACCCCATTAACAGAAAAACATATGTTTGCGCTTGACGATCTTACATATATAACGTCATCTTTTTCTACAGCAAACCTAAAAGTTTCCATTGAGTTATTTGCTGGAATTACTACATCATACGATTGATATACATATTCCGACGGTCCAGTTGATCCAAGTGGCTGTACCCAGATTCTTACTGTTGCTGCTGTTGTAGCCTTATTAGTAGCAATTACTGACACAAGAGCCTCGCGGGTTACGGTATGAATGCTTGTGTCTGTATTGGCTGCTGGGGTATTCAAAGCGAAACGAGTAATAGCCATATGTTGATTATACCATTCAGGAAATGCGGTTTACATAGCCAGAAATATTAATTACGCTACCCGTTCCAGCAAATGCACGAACCACGTTTCCGTTATTTAGAAGTAGGCCAGGAATGACAAGAGTAAGACCAGACTCACCAGTTAATGTTAATTCTATATGGTCATTTGGAGCAGTTACCCCACCATATTCAATAGTTAACTTTACAGAAGATGTTGAAGAGTTAACTGCATAGATCCAAACTTCATCTAGTCCAGAAGTTCCAGAAATGGCGGTATGAATCGTAGTTCCTGGAGTTCCTGTTGCTGTAACAAGAATTTGTTTACCATTTGTAGATCCACTTAAAAGTTGCTTTGAATAGGTCGCCATTTTTTAATTATACCATCACAGACCGTAAGTTTTTCTAAAAGCATCATAAACTTGAGAAATTTCTGTTGCGCTAAGTTTTCTATTGTAAACCATAAATAATCCAATAGATCCCCAGAATTGATCTGTGGAAGTCAGCGGGTCTGTGCTACCTCCATGGTATGCCCCAATTGATCCAAAGCCTCTTGTAAAAGCGGCGTTTGCGTTCGTAATAGATCCAGCCGCCGAATTATTATTAACAAAAAATTCATATTGTGGGGCCAAAGAGGACATTCTCCAAGTTAGCATATTCCAACTCGTGGTTAAATTTCTTGAACTAGCATTTGTAACGTTTACTCCTGAAGAAATAAACCCTGCTCCGTCATTGTCATACATTCCAAGCGCGTTATCTGACTGAATAATAATTTGATGATCGTTAGAGTATCCTCTGGTTCCAGTTCTCCAGTTTGCAGTAGATGTAGATATTTGAGAAAACATTATTATTGTTGCGTTATTACTTGAAGCAAAGTTTACATCTGCACCGTTTTTTGCACAACCATACCCACCTCCAAAATTCATATATTTAAAAGTAGAGCCTTGATATGCAGAAGCAGCAATATTAAAATTGTTTCCGTTTCCAGAAAGATCATACCAAACAGTTCCAGAACCAGGATAACTTGATGGATTATTTGCATCAAGTAGTAATGTTAGTCCATTTGTTGGATATATTGGTAGCGGCTGTTCTAATGGATATCTTACAACAACAATTCCAGATCCTCCGTCACCGCCTCTGTTTCCAATATTATAGTGGTGTCCACCGCCACCACCGCCACCAGTATTTGCACCAGCATCTCCACCACGAGTATTTGCTTGTACGTTATTTGCTCCTCCTAAACCTGGCATACCAGGATTATATCCAGCACCTCCAGTACTTGTTCCACAAGCACCTCCACCGCCTCCGCCAATGCCGCCGTTGCCGCCGTTGCCAGCAGAGTATGCAGAGCCACCTCCGCCACCACCCCAATATAGTTCGTATCCTAGGATGTCACAAAGGATTCCTGGACCTCCATTTGGTTGTGCAGTAGAACTAGTTCCTGGTCCACCTGCTCCACCACCGCCACCAGAATAATATTGTCCTCCGCCATTACCTCCAGCGTATCCCTGACCAGCAGTTCCAGTTCCTCCAGCCCTTGTGCCTCCATCGCTATATCCACTTGGTCCTCCTCCAGACCCGCCACTTCCTGGATATCCATAATTTGGAGTGTATCCATAATAAGAACTTGCACCATACCCGCCACCGATTGCCGTTAATGATCCAAAAACAGAGTTTCCTCCATTTGTTGCGCTTACAGTAAATTGATGTGCGCTAGGTTGTGGACCAGTTCCGTCTGTTCGGTATCCACCACTTCCAGATGGCCCACCATATCCACCAGCACCTACAGTAATAGAAATATTATCTAATGAGTTTACAGAATATCTTCCCATAAGAACACCACCGCCGCCACCGCCGCCGCCCATGTCCATTCCGCCACCTCCGCCGCCTGCTACAACAAGATACTCAACGGCTTTATCAGATCCAGCATCGTAGATATATAGAGAATCGTTTCCTACAGTAGTAAAAACGTGAAGTTTATATGTAATCCCTTTATATGTTATTATCGACTCAGTTCCACCTTTAGCAACTACTGGTCTAAATCCAGCATAAGAGGAAACTTTTTTCGAAGGTTGTATTCTAGATATTTCCATTAGTAAGATATTCCATTCCATGCCTTTTTAATTACTCTAATGTTAGTAAATCCTCCAAAAACTGCAGAAACACGGTTGAATGATGAATCAACATAAACTGTTTGCCCTGCTCCATAGTTTACGCTATACATTAAAGTAGAGCCATTATAATGATAAAGCATTCCATTAATATCGTAAACTAAATAAAATTTATTAAGTCTTGACCAGTTTCTAACTGGAGGAGTTATATATGATCCATTATGGTATACCTCATAAAGTGTTTCTGCATATGGATATGCTGCATAGTCAAGAGTATTATAACTAGCATTTGCTGTTGGATCTGTGTTCCACCCGATCATTGCATAAGATAAATCATTGTCTCTGTTTCCACTAATTTTATTAAACTCAAGTGTTACTGGTGCGGTGAATCCAACGGAAGTATATGCTTGGGCATCCCAGTCCCATGCGCCAGAAGATTTAAATATAGATACGCAGTCTGTTCCATTTCCACGAACACTTAATGTTCCAGTTGCAGTAAAGGTTAAAGGTTCATAGTATTCTTTAAAAGAATTATTTGGAACCCATGATGAAACCGACTTTGATACTAAAGATCTTGATATGTCCATTTAATTACCTAAATACCTGATTAAATATTACAAGATCTGCATCTTCTTTAAATATTTTTTCAGACTCTAGTTCTGTAATAGCATCCTGTACTGTGGTAGAAGAAAGGTTTCCACTAGGAGTAAAAACTATTGAACCTGAAATTTCTGGTGGGTTTGCATATCCTGGCATACTTTAATTATAACATTTACGCAGCATATTCTGTAACGGTAAATATACTTCTTCCTTGTGTAGAATAGTTTTGAGAAGCATTATTTGCTTCCGATCTATTAATATAAAATGTTCCAGTTCTATTCTTTAGTCTTAGGCTATAAATTCTTGAAGTTAATGTTGTGTTTGTGTCTACCCAATGACCAGAAAAAGTGTTAATCATATTGGAGTCCGTCTGTCCTCCAGTTCCATAACTCATTTTCCATGCATCTCCAACATTATATCCAGAAACCATTCCAGTAGACTCGCCAGTATATAAACTATTTGAGTCTTTATATGGAGCACACCAAGCAACAATGTCTCCGCCATTTTCTATTCCCTGCAACTGCCATTCTAGTTTAAAATATGAATTATTTGATTTTGGAGTAACTGTAATTGACATTGCAGTAGTTCCATCTGTAATTACAGTAAATCCAGATGTTGTACTCATTGTTCCAGTACTTGTTAACTTTACTGTTTGAATCTGCAAAACTGCGCCAGCATCTACGGCATCTGAAACGCTATATCCATTAATAGTTGTATTAGTTGGAAGTATAACTGGTCCAGTAAAGGTCGCACCTGAAAGTGCGGCTTTTTCTGAGTCAAGTTCATTGATTGCATCTGGTACTGTTACAGATGTTATATTACCAGAAGGTGTTATACCAACTGAAGATATTGGAGATATTCCACTTACTAAATATCCTGGCATATCTTGATTATATCATTTTATAGACTAGATTCAAGTTCTGCTTGTTGCTCTGCTATAGACTTAATGTTTGCTGCTAAAACTACTGCCTCGCGGTCAGCGGGTATTTCAGTAATTTCTGGGTCAGCGATCATTCGTTGAACTTCTGACTGAAAAATTTCTTCCATTGCAATACGGGCGCGAACGGTTGCCGCATTTTGAATCCATTCTTGTGGATCTAATGCAATATATGCAAATGCTTTTTCTTCTGCCTCTGTAAGAATTATTGTATATTCCATTTTTTTATTATACCCTAACCTATTAAATGACCGCTATAAACATTGTGAGATGCATCTCCGTGAAGTGAATTGCTTGCTCCAAAAGCGACTATTTCTACATAGTCATTTGCTGCCAGATTAATAATTCCAACAACTCCACCATTTTTATATGAAGCATTTGCAGCGCCAGAATATGATCCTCCAAAGTTTGTACTTCCATTTTTTCTAAGACGAACATCAAATGTTGCTGCAGAATCTGGAGTAAGATATGTTAAAGAAAAAAAATAGTTTCCTGATACTGGTGCTGTAAATCTTCCATTTGCAGTTGAATAGCATGATCCAACATTTATATGTGTCGTTGTACTAAAAACTACAATTTGATTACTTGTCCACGTTCCACCATTTTGATTAATACAAAATGCTGGTTGATTTGGAATTGTTATTCTTCCAGAACCATCAATAGTCATTCTTGTTGCCGCTGCAGTATTATCAACAAATCTTAGTGATGGAGTGCTAGTGCTACCATAAACATCCATTGACCAAGAAGAAGCATTATCTGTTGACCTAGCAAGTTTAACCTCTCCTCCTTCTTGTGTAGCATCTGTTCTACCGATGAATAATGATCCATCATTTGCTACAGCAGTTCTTAAATTATTTGATGAATCTTTTACTTCAAAATAATTATCTGATTGACCACTTGCGCCTTTGATAATAAGCGGAGTAGTTGTAGCATTTGCAGCAGTAATTGTCTGATCTACTGATGGATTTTTAATAATTGGTTCTGTTGACCACGATGTTACTGTTCCATCAGTAGTTAAAAATTCTCCATTATTTCCAGTTTGTGTAGGAATGCCAGTAGCGGTAGTTAGTGCAGAAAGATTCCAGTCAGCACCGTCGTAAACATACATTTGATCATTGTCTGAATCTACCCAAATCATTCCCTGAACAGGATTTGATGGAGCAGTAGATTGATATGAACTTATTCCAACTCCAAGATTAATATCATATTGTACTAGACCATATGCCGCGACAGAAATATCCGCAGTTGACACACGAACCTTAACAACATCATTCTGATTTACTGCAAATCTAAAAGTTTCATATGAGTTATTACCATCTAGTGGTACATCATAAATAATATAAGCATACTGCGAAGAACTTGAGGAACCAGAAGGCTCTACCCAAACTCTCATAGTTGCTGAAGAAGAAGATTTATTAGTCAGAATTACTGACATGAGATACTGATCTGTAGCGGTATAAACAGTTGTATCTGTATTTGCTGAAGGAGCAGCAACTGCTAGTCTTTGAAGTCCCATCGCTTTATTATACCCCTAGCCACCATGAATTTGAAAGAACGGTTTGTGTTTGAACAGATCCTCCACCACCACCGCCTGAGCCAATCTCATTATATGTGGTCCCATCATTTGTATATTCCCATGCATCTGTTGCTTCATTCCATCTAATTGCAACATTGTCATCTGTGCCACGTTCTACTTCTAAAACAGCATTTGATGATGCTGCTCCAGATGTAAGCGAATTAAAAGTAATAGTTGTTCCAGTAGATTCAATTTTTCCAACAACAAATGTGTCATAGATTGCCTGAGCAAAATTAATAACTGTAGTTGGTTCATCCTCAACACTTGAGAAGAGTTTCCACTTTCCGTCTGTTGCATCACGAACAAGGCCAGAATGTTGATATGCTCCATTATTAAAACTTGCAACAAATCCAAGGTCGACGGAGTTTGCGCTATTGCCTTCTCCAATATAAATAAGTGGGTCACTAATTACAAGTTCGTTTGCATAAGTAATGTTTCCAAGCACATCTAGATCATTGGTTACTGTAAGATTATTAGCAATTGTTACATCATTTGTTAGGCCAAATGAAAATGTATTTAGTGAATCGTCATGGCTAAATGTAATATTAGACTGTGTTCCTGCGGCAATTGCGGCTGCAATAGCATCTCTAGCATCCTCGTCTGAATATCCTGGGCTTGCTGTAAATGCAAGCAGGCCAGTACTATCATTATAGTCAACGCTGATGTTGGTATGAGTTGCACCAGTAATCATGCCTGCCGCAACATCTTGAATCTCTTCTGTTAAACTTGTGATATCGGATACCGCATGGTTGTGAGAAGATGCCGCTTTTCCATCTAATTGAGACTGAATTCCAGATGTTACTCCATTTACATATCCTATTTCTGTAGACGAGACATCACCAATTGACGTATTACTTGGAAGATTTACAGTAGTATCAAACTGTACTGTTACTGCACCAGTAGATGATGGAGTAACAACAATCTCATTAGATGTTCCAGAGAGCGATCTTACACCATCGTTTGTTACATTAATCTTATTTGTTGCGTCATTATATTCTATAGTTACGCCATTATGAGTACCATTTTGAAATAATTGATATGCTGCATCTTGTGCTCTTTCATCTGTAAAGTATAGGTTTGTAGACCCCTCTGTAACAGCATCTGTATCAAGGGTTACTTCTACTGGCCTACCGCTATCGCCTTTCCATACCTTCCCAGTTGATAGGTTTGGAAGGGTGTCAATTGATGACCAAAAGGTATTTCCAAAAACAAAAATAGATCCATTGTCTACAGACAATACTTTTGCAAAAGGTTGAATGATATTTGTTCCAGTAGGCCTTACTGTAGTAAACCCTCCACCAGATGCAACATATAGTAAATCTCCAGCAGTATATCCAGTTAAGGTTAGTCCTCGTATTGGACCAAATGTAATAACCCTTACTGTTGCGTCACTAGCGACTGACGCTGTAGTAATTCCATATGCTGGCATAAGAGCAGCAGACGATGCATCTGCTTTAGTAAAGTTTAGTTGCTCATACCCCAATGTTTCTGTGTTAATGACAATTGGGGTAAAGGCATTAATAGTTGATCCGCTTGCATTTCTTGCAGTTACTGAATATGCACTAGCATTTTTCCATAAACTTGTTGCCTCATCATATAAAATAGTTTGATCTGTTTTTGCAGATGAGATTAGTATGTTGTGTAGTTCATTAAGTTCGTATCCGTTTTGAATCTTAACAAAGATTTCTCCAGATGAAGCATGACTACGAATACAATATCCAATAAATACTCCGTGGTTTGGAGGTGTTGGCATAGTTGTTGTAAACTGTCCAGCGGTGGCAGATAGCCAAAGAGCAGCGCCCTCAGTATATGCAAGAGTGTCTATTCCTCTTAAAACACCAAATGTAAGAACAAATCCTTCTGCCCCATCTGCAATTGATTCTAGAACAACTCCAAATGTTTTTGAAGATGTAGATTCAGAAGATGCTGATGCTTTGGCTAGTGCTGGTCTTTGTCCCTGTGCTCCAGTTACATAAACAACCGTACCTTTCGATAGTGCTGCTCCAGTACCGTTATAACAAAGAGCAACCTCTTGCTGACCAATTTTAAGGTTGATATTGCCACCCTTTAATCCAAGGTCAAGGGTTCCATCTCCGTCGTTCCAGACAAGTTCTCCAACTCCTCCAGCATTGTCTGGAGTAAGATCAAATCCAAGATTATCAATGTTTGTGATATCGTAACTAGCCGCATCAAGGTTGCCTCCCAAAGTTGGGCTAGTATCTTCTTCAACATTGAATATTCCTCCAGAAATAACTCCTGTTACTTCTACCCAGAATGATCCGTCGTAAATATAAAATGCACCAGTTGTATTGTCAAACCATGCATTTCCAACTACTGGATTTGCTGGCGCGGTATCTCCAACTGTGATGGTTCCAGAACCTACTTCTACCCACGCAGAACCGTCATAAAACTTTAAAACGTCGCGGGTGGTATTGTAATAAAAATCACCCTGCGCTCCAGAGGCAGGGTCATCTGATAAATTAAGCAGGTTTATAGGTTGTAAAAATTTTCTGGAGGCCACCATATTTAAATTATATCACCGATTTTGGAGTGTTTTGATAGTGAATAATATAATAGATTGATAAATTATTATGCTATGTCTCCACCTAATAATAAAACTTTAGGAGAGTTGCTAGTTCCACTCCAGTTTGGGAACGATCCACAAGTTAATATTTTCCCATCTGGTCTCACAATTACACCGTTTACTTGACCAGAGTGAGAGTTTCCAGTATTTGTAGTAAAGTTAACATCCCTCGTACCATCTGAATTTAATCGAATGATATTTTTTACAGTTGGGCTTGA